CATTTGCTGTAGACATTCTATCTCTCAACCAATCGGCAGCTTCAAGAGGTGTCCACTGAGGGATGATAACTTTCATTTTATTCTGAGCAGCAAAGTTCTGCAACGCAAAGTTTTCATCATTATATGTTAGCTGTTTTTCTAAATGACTACTCAATATATTTTCAATGATATCTTCAGGAACACCTGTGTATGCTTCACTGATCTTTTGAATTGCACTTAGATATGCATGCTCTTCAATAAGAGTTAGCACTCTAACATCAGTACGTTCGTTAACTGATATCTCTTTAGCGATTCCAGTAACCATAAAGTTTTTAACAATTGGGTTAGAACTACTTGTCGCCTTTATGTGAATGGCTACGCGCTCGGACCCTTTAATACCAATTGTCGTCTTAAATGCAACATCATCCATCATTGCAATGGATGCAGTAAGATAAGGCAACTCAATATTCTCAAAGATGTTGAGTTCAACTACAGACGTTGTGAGATCGAAGATCTCTTCTGGAAATCTTTCTGTAGTAAAATCTACTTGCTGAATAATATATTGATTCTGTTCAGTTGACATATTATTCTCTCAATAACTTAAAGTACTCATTTGCTACAGCTGTAATTTGATTGGGTTTGATTACTACTATGCTTTTCAAATTTGTATTAAAATTAATATAATCTTCCATAATTGTAACTGGAGTTAGACCAGATGTTACTTGGTTATATGGATCAATGTCAACAATTGTCCCAGAAGAATCTTTATAGTATACCACCGAATTATATTGTTCTGTTTCTTTTATCACCGTAACAACATTCACAGCCTGTTGTTCAATAGTATCACCAGCTGCGATTTGTTCTGTAGACCCAAAGTTATTATTGACGCCAGCATCATTTTTATCTGAAGCAATAATCAACTGTCCTAAGTCTAAGTTTCTTTCTACAATTCTTCCAGTAGTACCAGATGTCTTACCAACAACATTTACACCAGGAAGAAAGAACGATGCAATGTTACCTTCAGTGGTTACAGCTCTGTGAGGATACCTCTTTTTAACCATTGTTCTTAATTCATGCTCAGGCATGGGCCAACCAGACTCTCTCAGTCCATCATTCATAGCAAAGAATGTCCAGTGGTAATCTGGGGTTCCGTATAGCTTCTGAGAAACTATATCTGGTCGATCTCCATCTAGAATTGTGTACTTCTCATAAAAAGAAATCTCTTGTTTAACCTGATCAATAATATCAATATACGCACTAAGGTTAGGAAACAGTGTTTGTGCTTCATTGTCGCCAAAGTTGTATCCTACTAAAGGAAATTTTTTAAAATACATTATTAGTATCCTTTTCCAATAAGCTCTTTATGGAGTGTTGATGATTCAACGAATGTCATTGAAATATCCACTTCAGTGAAGTCCCCACCTTCCAAGAATCCCATACCACTTGAGTTATATGTTGCCGTAAAGTTTCTCAGATATGACGGCAGAATTCTTGTAGCCAATCGGTTGCTAGTGTTTTTGTAATACATGTTGATATCAAACACATTTGGAAACTCATACCCAGCATTAATACTACCAATCTTAATTACTTCAGGATACAATTCAGATCTAAAGAAGTTAACAATTTCTTTAATGTTCTGAGTTTCTGTCTTTGATGTAGGAATCATTTTAAATGTAAATGTAAACTCTCTAAGCGGTACACTCTTAAACAAAGCTCGTGTATTAGGGTTTACAGAAGTTCTAGTTGCCGATCTAACAGCGCCTCTGGCTGCGTCAGACGGGATCTTATTGGCCGCTCTTGTTACTGCCAGTCTGCCTACAGGAGTTCCTAGAGGAGCGTTTCCTGTTAGTGTATCTACAAAGGAATCGATACCTTCTACCGTAGCATTCATTAGTGATGGAACAACAGCATTACCAGCCTGAAGACCAGCCGCAGCACCAGCGCCTAAGATTCCAAGGTCTACATTATCATATGCAGCAGCATCATTGATCTGAACAGCTTGGGGTAGATATAATGTACATTTTCTTAGAAAGCGTTCAATCCGCTCACCAGATTCAATAGTCTGGTAAGCAGGATCGTTACCATTCATACCATCAATAATGTTAGCTCGGGTTGCGGAGGTAGCTCTTACTCTCGCAGCTGCACGTGCCAAACCAGGATCAACCTGGCCAGTACCATATCCAGATACAGGTGTAGCATTACCAAAGATAGCTGCCACATCAACAGACCGCAATTTAATAGCCTGGAAACTAACTCGTGCTTCATACTTTGTGTCTTGTAAATCAACTGGGAATTGTAGAGCCATTTAATATTCCAATAAATAGTGTTAAATCGTTGAAAGTATTTATATGGCTTATTCAGGAAAGTATATTGTAAAACACCGGAGCAAATACAATGGTGACGCGGATAAGGTGATTTATCGCTCTATGTGGGAAAGACATTGCTTCTATTGGTGTGATATGAATGCTAATATTAAAAGTTGGTCTAGTGAAGAAGTAGTCATTCCATATCGTTGGGATGTTGATAAACGCATGCACCGTTACTTTATGGATCTCAAGATTACTTATAAGACTGGCAAGACAACACTTGTAGAGATCAAACCAGACAAAGAAACCAAACCTCCAAAGAGACCCGACAAGTCTAAACGGTATATCAACGAAGCAATGACATATGTAAAGAATATGAACAAGTGGGAAGCTGCCAATGAGTATGCTAAAGATCGGGGATGGGACTTTCAAATCTGGACTGAAAAGACTTTGACTGAAATGGGAATTATGCCCACACAATCAAAGAAGGGAAGTTTAAAACCTCTCAAGCCGCTAAAGCCTTTTCGAAAGAAAAAGCCTAAGAAAAAGGTATAAATACCACCATGAGCAATTTATTTCAAACACTAGAGATGGAAGCATTCCGTAACGGAATCACACCTCGTACAAAACAATCCAGAGAATGGTTCCGTAAGAAGGCCCAGTCAATGCGGCGTGTCAATCGTAATCAGATTATGAAAGAAGAGCCAATTGAGTTGAAGAGCAGATTCCAGCCAGGTGCAATGGCCATGTTCTTTTACGATCCTAAGACAAAAGAAAAGCTCCCCTACTATGACTCCTTTCCATTAACAATTATTGTAGACTCTGCTCCTGGTGGATTCTATGGAATGAATCTACATTATCTTCCTCCAATGCTCAGAGCTAAGTTCTTAGACGTGTTGTTGGATAATACTAATAATAAGTACTATGATGAAAAGACAAGGTTTGCTGTGTCGTACAACTATCTAAAGAGATCTGCGCGCACTAAGTATTTTAAACCATGCTTCAAACATTATCTAACAGACCATGTTAAGAGTAGATTTGCTATTATACCAGCGCCTGAGTGGGAGATTGCAACATTCTTACCTTTGGCTGATTGGCAAAAAGCTAGTGGTAGTAAAGTATATGCAGATTCAAGAAGGATGCTGTAATGAACATTGATCAATTAAAATCGGTTGCATCTAAGTCAAGAGGATTTGCTAGCGCAAACCAATTTATGGTTACTCTACCATCCCTTGGTAGATATGATACTAGAGATCTAAATATCCTTTGTACCAATGTTAATATGCCAGGTAGACAGATCCTGACACAAGAAAGACTAATTGGTGTTAAAGGTCGTAAGATGCCTAATGGATTCGCATCAGATGATGTGAGTATGACATTTCATGTTATGAATGACTATATGATTAAAAACTACTTTGAAGAGTGGCAAGAGTCAACAATTAGTCAAGCAACGCATGAGATTGCATATCCTTCTTCCTATTGTAGGGATGTGAGGATTGCACAGCTAAAGAAGGGAATGGCTTTTGATTTCCCTGTAGATAAAATCTTTGGTATCAATTTGGATATCGATATTCGTACCAGAGATTCTATCGTCTATGAATGCAAACTGATGGATGCATTCCCAACAACTTTGAACGCAATTGAATTAAATAACGAGTTGGATGGCCTAGTCCAACTCAATGTCCAGCTTTCGTATAGAAACTGGGAGAAAGTATAAGGATGATAAATTATGGCACTACCTAAGATTAATGGAACTCCAAAGTATGATATGACTATTCCTTCAACAAAGGAAACGGTTAGGTTCAGACCGTTCCTCGTTAAAGAAGAAAAAGTTCTTATGATGGCTATGGAGTCTAATGACAATAATCAAATGTTAAACTCTATTGTAGATACGTTAGATGCGTGTGTAGAAAATGGAGTTGATAAACAAAACTTAACAACATTTGATGTTGAGTATATGTTCACCAAACTAAGAGCTAAGTCGGTTGGAGAAACTTCAAAAGTTGGAGTTCAATGTACACAATGTGATGAACAAAATGAAGTATCAATAAATGTAGAAGATATTCAAATAGATGTCCCCAAAACAGATCATATTATTGACCTAGGAAATGATATCAAAGTTGAAACTAAGTGGCCTTGTTATTCTGACATTATTAAATTGAATCCAGATGGTAATTCTACCGATCAAGTTTTTGCAATTTTGAGAGCAAGTCTATCTGCTGTTCATACTAATGATGAACGGCTCGACTTAAAAGATGAGACTGAAAAAGAAATTCAAGACTTTATTGAGTCGATGAATAGAAGTCAGTTTGAGATGCTGCAACATTTTGTTGAAGGAATGCCTTCATTATCACACAATGTTGAATTTAAATGCTCAAGCTGTAGTGCAGAAAATAAAGTTGTTTTAGAAGGAATGCAAAGTTTTTTTTAGTGTGTCTATCTCACAATGATTTATACACTCATTATCAAACTAACTTTTCTTTAATGCAACACCATAAATATAGTTTGAGTGAGATAGACGAAATGATACCTTGGGAACGGGAAGTTTATCTTTCATTACTCATAGACTATTTAAAACAAGAAGAGCAAGCTAGAAGAGAAGCAGGATAACAATGGCAACATTAACAGATGTAATAGACCAGTTAAAAGTTAACAATGTTGGTATTGATAACACGTCAAAAAATATTGACAAGCTCGTACAAAGCATTGAACGGTCCCGCCTCGATAACCTAGAAGATAAGTTAGATAAAAATAGAGCTGTGAAGCCTATTGTTGAAAAATCTAAAGCGTTTCAGGCTGGCGAAAATGTAGGCAGTTTTGGTTTTATGGGGATGTTTAACCCAGCTGCCCTATTAGCACCACTACTAGCAAGTGTCACAGCGTTTGGTGCTGGTATTGCTGACCTGCGTGGTTGGGAAAAGGGTGCAATAACATCTATTACAAAAGGTCTTACAACACTAACAAGTAGTGCTCTTGATGGCGCTAGAAATTTACGGACAGGCATTCTTGGGAAGATGTTTGGCATTGAAGTTGATGCTAAAACAGGTTTGGCGAAATCAGGAGATACGACTAAAAAAGGCTTGGCGATCTATAGGCCATTAAGTGAAGTAATCGAGGCACGGTTTGCTTCTCTAAGAACTGGATTCCTTAATGCGTTTGGTGTTGGAGCTGATGGTAAGCCAATTCAAGACCCAAAAAACAAAATGAAGGTGAGTACGACAGGCGCGTTTATCACTAAAGCCACCGAGCGGATTAATAAGTTGTTAAGCCCTGTTATGAAAGTGTCGGCAGGTATTGCTGACTTTATCAAGGGCGCTGGATCGGGGTTATTTAAGTTTTTAGATCCATTCATTTCAGGTGCAAAAGCTTTTGGAACTATGTTTTCTAAAATACTTTGGCCAGTTGGAGTTATTATGTCTTTGTTTGAAGCTGTGACTGCATACCAGAACGAAGACGGTTCTAAGTTTGACAAATTCAAAGAAGGTTTTGGCACATTCTTTGCAGACTTTATAGGTGCACCACTTGACCTTCTAAAGTCCGGTATGGTATGGATAATGAGAAAACTGCTAGGAGTTGAGGTTGATGATGATGGTAATATCAAGCCAGGGCAAGGCATCTCTGGTGATGCATTAGCTATTATTCAAAAGTTTAGCTTCAAAGAATCTATTAAATCCTTAATTGATGGAGTGTTTAGCATTGGCGAATCTGCATTCAAGTGGTTTAGCGACTTGTTCTCTGGTGAGAAGTCTATTGGAGAGTCTATGTCTATCTTATGGAAAGCGTGGTTGGGCGCAGCAGCAGATATAGGTAGCTGGGTTTGGAACAAAGCAATTGCTCCTATCACAGAATGGTTTGCGTCTAAGTTAGGTATTGATTTAGACCTACCTGAGCTTGATATCAAAGAAATGGTTGGTAATACATACGAAAGAATCAAGAATAACTTCTTAAACTCTATGGAAAACCTAGCCATATGGTTCATGACTATGCCCAAGAAGATAGGACTTGCTTTAGAAGAAGAATGGGTATATGCAATAGCAAAACTCAAAACTGGGTTTGTTAAATTTGGTGAATGGATTTCTGGCTTGCCAGATTCTATATTCTTAGGATCATTGCAGAAGTTAAAAGATACTGTACCCAATTGGGCATCCAAAGCTCTGGGGTTAAATTCATCAATTGAAAACGCTCAAGCACGTGTTGATGCTAGAGGAGCAGGTACAGCAGCGTCAATGGAAAGAATTGACTTCGAGACTGCTAGACAACTTGGAGATATTAATCAAAGACGTCAAGAGTTAGAAACATACGCTCAGCAGCTAATTGATGCCAAACAGTATAACTCAACAACTGTGAACTCTGGTGGCATTGTCATGGATGCGACAACTCCCACCACTGATCCTCTCGGTGGTGGGAGCGCTTACGCATTTGTGGGTGGTAGGTGATTAGTCCTCTGCAGCCAACTTAGCAAAGTAACTCATGGTATCATCTTCCATACCAGACTCTGCTGTAGCAATCTCTGGTTGAGGCGATCCAGCGATATCAGGCTGGGGAGCTGATGGAAAGTCAGGGATCTCATCATCAAGTTCCAATGAAGCTGCTTGCTTTTGAGTACGAGGAGCTTGTTCACCAAGAACCATAGCCAAACGAGACTTGAGCTCGTCATAGGTCTTGTAGTTCTTCGGATCAGTAAACTCCGTCATATCATGCTGCTTACTATACAGCTCCTCCATTGCCTCGTCTTCACCAATTGCTGATGGAGACTTAAATGAAGAGGCATCATAGTTAGGATAGCCTTCGACCTTACGGATCTTAACAGTAAAGTCTGCACCTTCCCACATGTCGAATGGATTAACAGGCTTCTCGTCTGGGAACTGAGGTTGCATGCTATCCATAATCTTGTCAAAGATCTTCTTACCAAAACGATACAGTTTGATCTGTCCTTCGTTCTCTGGTGCAGATGGATCTGAGATGATCAATACGTTTGCAACATACCGCAAGTTCCGCTTACGTTGACGTACTGTAGCTTTGTCAGCCTCGACACCAGAGTTCCACATTTTACTGTTTAGCTCTGAGAGAGGATCTTGCTGACCAATAGAAGTCAATGACTTCTCAATGTACCACTGACCAGTTGGGCCTTTGAATGCATGGTCCCAGTAGCGGACCCATGGAGTGGCTGCTTCTGCATCTCCTGGCAAGAAGCGAATCACAGCGTAACCATTGCCAGCCTTATCTCGTGTAGGCTGCCAGAATCGAGGGTCATCTGATTGTCGTTTAGTTTGACCTCCAGTAGCTTGCTGAGCTTGCTCTACAAGTTTACCGAGGTCGGCGCGGTTACGTTTTAGCGCTGCGAATGACATATGTATTCTCCTTATTAAGATATGTGTCGTATGGTTGTATGTTCGTATATTATACTACATTATATATGGCTAATCAATAGGTAATTGATTGCCTCGGGGAAGAAAGTTGAGATTCATAGCCTCAGCTTCCAACTTATTTTTGATGACTGGAGAGATGAACTTACGCACCTCTTCCAGCTCAACTTCATTTTCTTCACATAGATGAATTATTGCATCCATGTAGGTCAGTCTCTTTTTAGTTACTGCACCTTCAATTAACTTGGCAAAACTTGCCTTTGTTAGAAATTGTTTATCAAGCATCCTGCTCAGCCATTTCCTTTGTATAGAGTCCCACGTCAGGATAGTACCATCCTACGCTGCGTTTTGGAGTTCCGTCTTTATTGTATGCCATAACATACACACGATGAGAGATCTTATTCTGCATCTGCGATCCATAGAAGAAGTCAAGATAGACCCCATGCCGTAGATACGATTCAAGATTGAAGACGTATGTTTCGATCTGTTGGTACTTCGACCGCTCGTTAGAATCTTTAGAGGTCTTGAAGTCACGAATGCCTGCCAGCACCTCTTTGTTCTCTTTGATCCAAGAACGAACATTAACCAACGACAGAGGATTGTCGTCAGGAAGATTACGAACATTCTCAGCAATGAGTTTGTTCTGTGATGGTCCTTTACTTGCACGAGCAGCAGCAAGACGATCAGCAGCAGCCTTTTTCTGCTCTTCAGTCATCACACGCTTCTTACGAAACTTCTTAGCAGGCTTACGATCGAGACCTAGCTTCTCCAATGCGGCGGCTTTGTTAGCAGCCTTAGTAGCTTTCATCTTTGCAACCTTAGCTGCCATTTCTTCCTCAGTCAACTTTCTACGTGCCATGTGCACCTCCATCATAATATAGAACTATTATCGCACCTTATTGTAATAAAGTCAACAGTTAATATTCATCGTGGAGCTTAATAATTTCAATTTCTCCATCCGAATTTGTTTTATGCTTGAGGTAACCTTCCTGGCAGAGATGGTTAATCGTATCCTCAATAGTATTAGTTGTTTTTCTTTGACCCCACTCTCTACCTGCCATGAAGGCGCATATACTAGCGCCTCCAATAAGCGCCCACTGGACTAACCCTGGATCAAGATACATGTAAAATCTCCTTATGTGTGCACTTAGTTATTTATATCAGCTAAATGAGATCACGTTTTCTACCCGGAATGATCGGAATGCTGACTTATTGACATCCCAAGCAACAATCGTTTGTTCATTGACCGCACGGACCTTTTTCTGTGTCAGCGGATCATCTTTCTTAGCAGGAGGAAGAACATCCTCTTGAAGAGTGCAGACCATGTTACGTTCTTCACCATTGATCTTTGTAAAGATCACGCGGCACTCACGTTGCTGCAATTCAGTAATCATTTCTTCTCTATTCATATCAGTTATATCCCACATTGTAATTATTAATTCCAGTCGTTATCGAACCGAGTAGTTTCATGATATACTTCACCATACCACTCTTTGGCATACTTAGATGCATCAGTATAATAACGCTCGTCTTTCATAGAATCAGAGTTGTCGAGAAAAGATTTAGCGTTGCTCTTCGAAGGCTTAGCCTCCATACGTACAAATCGAGCTTCGCGAGTCTTTGACTGTTGTAAGCGTTTCGCAGATGCTTTGATCATTGCAATTCTTTCAGCTTTACTTTGCATTCCAACCATTCTCCTTTAGACGTTGAGTGAACATTATCTTCTCTTCTGTCGATAAAGTCAACTCTGTTTTTTTACATCGATTAGCAAATTCACGTAGGACCCAAGTTCCCATTCCATTATTGACAAGACTGTAGTGTTTATCATCACCCCACTTGTCGTGTTTGTAAATCATCCCCAATCCTTCCAATCTTGGTTAACAGTTTCATTATACTCGAAACCAGCATGATACTCAAGCAATTCTCGCTTGGTCATCTCACTTTTTTCTATGCGATGAGAAGTAAACGTATCGCCAACAAAATAATGAGGCTGTAAGCCACGACCATAATAACTATCAGCCGATCCACGATCGAACGGACCTCCATGGCGGAGTGTTTCAGATTTTCCAAATGTGACGTCATAGTCGATTCCTTTATATGTGAAAATTTCCATTACATCTGTCCTCCCAATGTAGCATATCCATCAGAGTCTTGCAAGAACAGCTCATCCATATGAACATCGAGAGCCTTTTCTTCGCGAGCGATATTATTGATTAGATCACCAATAATCATATCAAGCTCAACTTGGATATCAGACTTGCTCATGTTGAAGGTGTTCGAACGACGAAGAACGCCAGCAAGTTTGTTCTTAACTGTGATTGCATCTTGGATGTCTTTGACGATAAGCATAATAAATCTCCTTCATTTGATATCCCCTTATCCCCTATTGTGAGGATAAGGTCAACAGTTATTTTAGCTTTTTATCAAAAAGTTTCTACGATGGCTGTTGCTACGCAAAGACATACAAAGAACGCTGAACAGAATACAAAAGCTCCCATTACAAAACTTCTCCTGTAATTACGTTAACAACTTTAGCATTTGGACCAAAAGCTGCTTGAGCCATCATGCGCTCTTCATTCTTTTGTTCTTCTGAACGATTAGCTTGAGCAAACATGTAATCTTTCAACATTGCTGTCTGCTCGATCTTACGAGTATTCTCAGAAAGCTCGACTTGAAAATCAGCAATCAAACCCAATGTTGCAAAGTCAGTTACCATGTCAAGAAAAGGAACTCGGTCGTTAGATACCCAACGAACTACATCACCATCCATATATGCACCAGCAAAGTTCTCGATGATCTTTTCTGCTGTGTAACCTGTTTCAAACTTTTCCATGTCTTTTCTCCTTTTGATGCCCCTTTATCGGACATAAATAGACAAAGGTCAACAGTTATTTTAAGAAAGACTAAAAAAAATGATTAGTTTTGATGTAGAAAATATAACCAAAGGCATAGGTGTAGTAACAGCAACATTAGCAATGCTGGGTGGCGGTTACACTGTGTGGGACAAGTTCTCAAGCAAGGACATACTTACTTGGGCACCAGAACACTTTGAAATTAGCAATGCACCTGTTGACGGAACATTTGATGTTATTGTTGCTCGTGAAAAACACAGAGATGATTGTAGTGTTGAAGGGTTTACGCTTGAAGTCAAAGACAGTGAGTATATGGTACACGAAGCAACTCCTGGTATGACAAAGTTCAGCGGACCTGCTAGTGATAAAATTGATAAGTTTGGATTTACATTTACTATTGACGAAGAACATCAGCATATGATCCCTGCAGGTGAAGCAACACTGTTAGCTCACATAGATTATCAATGTCCAGAGGGGGCAGTGGTTGTTAACTATCCAGATCATGAAAATTTAACATTTAAAATACTAGAGGAATAGACAATGGTAGATTTATTTGATTTTGGATTTACAGCTGTAGATGAAGATGAGTTAGATGCTGTGCAAAAACAGCAGCAGAAGGCAGCTGAGATAGGTGCAGATGCAGCAAGAGCAGCCTCAGCCGCAAATGATAGACAAGAGAGATTAGACAATCTATATAATGCTATCGTGCCATTGCTGAACAACTTAAAAAAGAATCCAGAGAAAGATTATATTCTCTGGCCCAATCGTCTAGCTAAAGTTGAAGAGTTTGAAGATCACCTGCAAAAGATTTACAACGGGTGAAGCTTTCCGTCTGAGCCGTACTTTGCAAAGCTCCAACCAAAGTCTTTCATAGCACCAATACCCACTCTTCGAGCCAACATTGCTCTTTGCTTCTGACCGTCTTCGGCCGAGACATTTCCTAGGTTGTCGTACATCTTAAAGCCATGGGGATATGCAACAGCCATAATATTCTCATGTGGTGTTGGCCCTCCATATCCATTTGTCAAGAACTCTCGAAGAAATGGCATGAACTTACGCATTATGTAAACTCGATCTTTCATATCAAGTTGTAGCTGATGAAGTGTGGCGCTTTCATATCGCCACGAAACTTCTGCAAGCTCGATATCATAATTAGCTCGTTCATTCAACCTCAAGTTGTCGTAGATCCCTCTACACTGCTCTAGCGTTTGTTTTTCGTTGTGGCAGATAGCAAATAAAAAGTCTTCCTTCTTCTTATATGCTAGATAGCGAGCAATGAGTTTTACCTCATCCCCGCTGTCTAAAGGAACTACAATCTCATGTTCATATCCTGTGGGGGGCTGATATTTCTCCATCCACTCCATCAGGAATTCAACTTTATTAAACATTATAATCCTTACTCAGATGGTTGTTCCATCTCCAACACTTCAATGCGGCTTTCGAGAATCTCTAGCTCATCTTGAGTGGCAGCATTTTCTAATTGCTGATTAGCATAGAGAGATGAATGAGCTGCTGCTGTTTTGAGCAAAGTTGTTTCATGAGATTCTAGAACCTTGTTGATTTCTACAATCTCAATTTGTTGGACGATTGATTGCGCTACTAGTTCATCAATGTGAACCTGTTGCTTTTTAATTTCTGTGTCCATTGCCATCATTGACAAGAACCATAATACCGCTATTTCCATTTTAGTCTCCTTAGATAATTTCTGTGTATGTGCTAACGGTTCAACGCTTTCGCTCCACGCTTTGCACTAACGACATACACCTGCCGGCATACTTGCATCGACCCTTTTGTTGTGACTGCGAACTCACTTCAATCATATGGGACTTGGTAACCCATACTAGTTAGTGGCAAACTAACGTGACTGGCACAGGTGCTAAGAATCGAACTCAGACTTACGGATTTGGAATCCGTCGTGATACCATTTCACCACACCCTTATTTTGGTGATCTCTGTAGGACTCGAACCTACGACCTAGTGCTTAGAAGGCACTTGCTCTGATCCAGCTGAGCTAAGAGACCGTTATACTTATGCACATGGCCTGTTGCCCCGACTTAAAATATCCTCCGCCCATACCGACTTCATCACTTAGTGCTTCTCTAGCATGAAAGCACTCAACCATTGAATCGTATGTGTCATACTTAACAACGTATGGATCATCTGCATACAGATATATAAAAACCAAAACCCAAGCCATTATTTCTGAAACTGAACTACGTATCGTTGACCATTTATATAGAAACGAATTGTAGAGTGGCTATAGCGCTCTTGCGTTTGATTAACATACGAAACGACATCACTACACTGTTGTTGAGTTTCATATCCAACAATTCGACGTTCCGTTCTTGAGCGTGATGCCTGATCAGCACCTATGATTCCACCAAGGACAGCCCCCGCAGCTGCTCCGCCATCATCATTGGTTACGCCTTTACCAAGCAAACCACCAATGATCATACCCGCAAGCGCACCGCCTGCTGCATCGCCTTGTGTTTGCACATCTTGATAGATTGGCACTTCTATGTTCTGACAACGTGTCTGTGTCTGCGGAACTTGAGTAACAACAGTTTTTGTATGATCAAATACCTTAACACGATCCACTGTGTCCGCAGCTACTGTAGTTGCTAGCAGTGAAGAAGCCAGCACGACCTTACCTAAAAAATTTATCATTTTTCGTCTCCATGTTCTATAAGCATACTATCAACCATCCAACAAATCCAGTCAACATCTTCTTGGTCGCAAGGTGGGATTACTTTACTATACAACCCCTTAACAATTTCATCTTCAATTTTTTCTTTATTAGCTTTACCATTTACAAACGGTTGATGATAGCCATGTTCGAGAACATGAAATACCATCGCGCCTTGTTGTTCAGTACTAAGCAACATATCTATTCTCCTTTACGATGACATGGATTGTGGCGACTGACTTATCAGTCTTACTCACAAAGAATTCTAGACCAGCTTCACTGAGCATTTTACGTACTTCTTCAATCGTCATGGGGCATCTCCAATCCAGTAAAGTTTGCTTGTAACCAACCGCGGTCCATAGCATGTAGGACAACCATATCTTTGTATGGTTCCTCGACGTGGCCAGTTTTAATAGCCCATTCCTTCATGTCCTGTCCAACCATAGCAAGTTGATCACCATGTGTATGATGAGCGTGAATACGTTCAGCCTCAGACTCAACCATGTTCCACTCGATGTTTTGTTTTTCAAAATTTGTCATTATGCAGCCACCTCAAAGTAGTTATCTACTAGTACACCAATACAATCGTTAAGATACTCAGTGTCATAGAAGACAGCCAGCGGAATAAACATATCAGATTCTACAAAGTTCCAGTTAATACCACCAGAGCTATTGATGTTCTCTGGGTTAGTAACAGCAGCTTCGAAAGCTTCGATGATGTCGTTTTTGATCATTGCACCGTATGTAGTAAGCATCTTTGTTCTCCTTTTGATATAATAGTTATACCATAGAGTACTTATGAGGTCAACAGTTATTTTGTTTCTCCATATCACTCATTGATACAGTTTCCTTGAACGATTTGTTTACCAGCAGCAATACACTGTTCTTTTAATTGTGTGCTATTTTCCATATCAATCGCAATCAAATAACCAATACCCCAAGCACAAAAGAACAATAGGGCAAGAAAGGCCATCATTGGAACATCGTGTTTATACATTTTCTTTCTCCACGAATACAGTTATTTTGAACTTTTCTTTACCATCTCAACCATGCTCATAGCGCGTCCTAGTGTTATAATATTCACTTCGGTCACGCCGTTCCAATCGTTGTCCAGAATTCTCCGGCACACTTCTGCTACTGTCACGTTTCAACCATCCTGTTAAATTTTCACCTACAACATCATCACATGGATCGTCACAAGAGTCAACCATCCTTACCTCTTAATTCTGCTATTGCGCCTTTTATACGCGAGGGGTATTTACCCAAAAAAGTTCCTGCACCTAGATCATCTTTTGTAATATAATCTTTGTGCATGTGTTCTACTTCATCGTAATGTGTTAATAGTTTCTTGCCCATACGATCAAACGACATGTCAGATAGAATAGGATTGTCTTCAACATAATAAGCATATGCCGCCATTAGATACCATGGCACCAACATGTTGATATTATTGTCCGTTGTTTCCAGACAAAGTTTATCATAATCAGTTGGGTCGCGTCTGGCCATTGAATGCCTCCGTTAGTTCTTTATCCATGGCATGCGCTTCGATTTCTTGCCAACGTTGCTCGTATGGGCTCTCGGTATCCATCACCATACAATTTAGATATTGCTTTACATGAACGAGTTCATGCAGAACAGTCGTTATCAGATCAGGGATTGATAGGGAAAGGTCGAGACGAATCGTAAACTCATGATCGTCTTCATACATACAGTCGCCAAAAACTCCTTGTTTGCGAATGCCTGATATATTTATAAAGACATCATCAACTTCAGGAAATAATTTATCAGATCCAAACGCAATTACATCACAGATTAGATCTTGTTTTTTTCTAGCAAATCTACTATTGAATTCAACTAACATATTGTCCTCCATCTAACTTATACGTTATAGCATAAAGTTAAAAGAAAGTCAACCGTTTTTTGTGCGTACCTCGACATTTTTTCCAAGTTTGATCTTAGCATCGTTGTGTTCGTGGTACAGAACAAACTGGGTATTGGGAAACTCTTTAAACAGATTCTCCCACACAGGCCGCCAGTTGCTTGCAAGCCTGTTGTTGTTAGTTAGACTTCTATCACTGTTAAGATACATGTCAGTACAGCTACGAAGATTAAAGTCGAATATAGAATCAAATCCATACATATGAACCACGTCTGCATTCAGCTCATTGGCACTGTAGTGAGTTGCCATGTGTCCACAGTTAAAGTCTGTATAGTTGCTCACATAATTAGGTAAAGTAAGATAGAACCCCTTGATGTGCTGAGCGACCCGCATATAAAATTCAGGTCTTTGCTCCATCCAAATTTTAGGTCTAAATCCAAGAGTCCACTCCCCAGGGATATGAACAGACCCTTCTGTCATAGCTTTCATCATCTTAAAATCAACAAGACAGGTTGTATATACATTTGCTACTTCAAACGGAGGGATGTTGCATGTAACCTTAATACCTTTTGATGGTTTATACATTACAGCATTATCGCCATTACCAATTAGATGAACGGTCCTACTCATTCATTTGCTTCCTTATCTCTTCTTTTCCAAGTCTACCGGTCCAATGCATAATTTTAATATTAGAAGGAGCGGTGCGATCGATTAAGTCTAACCTAAGCGTATTCCATTGTTTTGGAATCGTTCGTATATGTATCTCTCTTTTAAGACCTTCTCTAACAATCCCATGAAGAATATCTTGATCCCCAAACATTGTGCCACGATCTTCTACCATCATTATCGATTCTTCTGCCCAATGGTCCAACACTAGTGGGCGGTTAGCAAACGCTACTACACCACTATTGTGCCACCTCTCCCCACGTCTCATGCTCCATGGCTGGTCTTCTACCATTGTTAGTTTATTAGAGTCTATGAGGTCGAATATGGGAGTGATATCTGCTCTTACTTCACAGTCCGTATCGAGCCAACAGATCTTCTCTGCCATTTCTGTTGCTAGTCTCATTACAACGGGTTTGTTGAACCAACCCCTACCTGTCTTATCAAAATCAAACACATGGAGATTAGCATCGGGGTTATGTTTGTAGAAATTCTTCTCAAACCAAGGGAGCATCCATCTCGTGTTCTCATCACACCCAGTAATGAACAGTTTAGATAATCTTGTAACCATTGTTATAATTATGCTTTGCTAAGCATCCCTCTGTTCTTTGTATAGTGGTAAAACTGTCTCTTGCTTCTACTGGCCACGGATAGTATTCTTGGAGCCATTGAAACACTTCATTATTCAAGAATACATCTGTTGGTCTTGCAAACACTTTAGCCTGAGCAATTAACAAGCTAGCTCCTTGAGGACTAACTCTGTATCCATGTGCACCAGGAAAGTACCTTTTAGATGTTAAAGGATTAACACCCAATGTTGTGGGAGTGTTGAACTTACCATAAGAAGGCTTTCCTAAACTAATACACCCATTATGAATCATTTCTGGAATATAGTCAACCACGACAGCATCATGTTCAAAGATAGTTACTTCTTGATTGATCTCTGTACAATGCTTCCACAGTGACCAATGTGAATGAAAAGCTGCCATACAGTTCTCTAAGCGCGAATACTTCTCTCTAAACCCAGCTTCACCAATACCTGCATCCCACAAAAACGCTGAGAGCAATTCATTAGGAGTAGTTGCTTCCCACTTCTCAATATTAAGATCAAACTTCTTGCCAGAAGCAATACATCGTTCAGCTGCTTGAACTGACTGAGGAGTCTGAGACATAGTAATGACATAATGTTTCATAGAGATGTTGTACTCTCTGTACCTTGAACCTGTGTATAGAACTTCTTGGTGACTCCTAGACGAGGTACAAGCTGACGACACATAAGAGCATCATTGGGCCAAAGCCCATGGTCTCTGACTAGCTTAAGCATTCTACTAGCCCCTTCTGGCTTGATTATATATGCACTATTACCAGCCAGCCCTTGAGGGATATCGTAATGATCAATCTTTGGCACCAATTGGATCCACGGTTTGTTATTAATAATTGTTGTGTAAAATTCACGAGCACGTCTTGTTGCACCTAGCGGGTTGTTAATGCCAATGATATACATCTTAGAATCATTAATATCAAAGTCAATCTTCTCAACAAACTTAGCATCATGTTCAAGAATTATCATAGGCTCCTGTGTCTTGACACAGGTCTTCCACAACTTGTAGTGACTAAGAGCGCAAGCAATTCTTGCTTTAGGTCTATTGGTTTTATACGCATTCTTACGTAAACCTGTTTGCAGACATTGCTCTTTACCTGCCCATGGGTAGTTCCAGACAACATTAAGATCCTTCATTACGCTATCAACTTCATAGGGAGTGATTGCATCAAATCTGTTAATAGGAAATGTGTTCCCTACATCCTTTGATGATTGGTTTAAAATCTCATAGGACTGTTCAGACAGCTTATGGCCCTTTATTACAATTGCGTATGCTTTCATCCGTTCACCGTACTCTTATAATATAGCTATCTGGTTCGCCCGATTGTTTACGAAGATCAAAGCGCTTAGTGTCTTTGCCATCCAATTCTTTCAAGAACTTGTTCATTTCTAAAATGTTGTATCTGTCCGGATGTTTTTGAATCCACCAGTGTTGCATCTCTTGGGTTGTCATAACGTCAAGCGGCCATACATCTTCAACATAGAATCTACCATTCTTTTTTAGTAAAGGAAATAGATTGTGTAGAGTCTTTGCATTGGCATCTGGTGTATGCAGCCCATCATCAATTATAATATCAAAACGGATTCGAGGCCACTTCTTTTTAATCTGATCTCGTACCGCAATGTTTGTGCTGTCACATTTAAGCCAATGGACTCGCTCGTTGTTTAGCACTTCAATGTCATTGGGACTGACTCGCTTGAAGATATCAATACCATAGATTGTGGCATTAGGAAAGAACTCTAGCCAAGCCTTAATACTGTCACCTCTGAACACCCCAACTTCAAGAATGTTGATTGGTTCGTTCCTTAGAGTATCAAACTCTGGTTCATACACTGTGTGATAGTGATGTTTAATAGCCTTATCACATCCGTTCTTATTAAATAATATATCAAGCATACATTGTGTTCCTTGTCGGGCCTGTATCAAAGTCGTAGCCCCATTGTTCAATATCTTTTTTGTACCAATCAGCTACGATCTGAATGGTCTCGGGTGTATATAGATCTTTATATGATCCCTTATTAATTGCAGTTACATTACGAGCTGCACTCATCTCTACCAGGTTAAAGTATTTGCATAGATCAGAGTTGAGATGTTCAAATCGAATGATATCGCAACGGACGTTTCCTTTATCATCACTAACATGATCAAACGCAGGATACCAACCACGGACAGCTCTATGCCACATGTAGTCTTCGTTACCCCACTTATGCCGCTCTTCTAAAAACGCTTCAAATGAACTGACATCCGCATAACTTTTGTCTACTTTCTTTTCAACTTCAATAACCTTTTTTGCAAAAAAGAAACGACTAACCACACGATCCCAGGGGTTACGGACAACAGCAAATGAAGTGTTGTTTCTACGTATTGATGGATGAATATCGCGCCAGCGAGCATGTTCAAAACCATGATGATCTCCTAGTGAATTCATCTTGTTAAGCACAGCTTGAGAATACTGTGGGGACTTGTGAATGTTACTTCCAGCTAACATTATTCTATTGTTTAGCATAGGACTACGACGAATAGTCATACCTGCATTCTTTGGAATGTGAATGAATAATTTATACATACTTCATTAGCTCCTCAACATTCTCTCCACGATTTGGTAGCTTATCTTTCAAAAAGAAATGAACGAAGTTACATTGTTTAATCTTATCCATTCCGATACCAGTAAACAACCCATTCCATTTCCAATCAAGATTATTCACAGCCATCTTCTCTTCTTTGACCCACACATTAAGAAGTGTCTGATCTGTAGACCATTTCCACGCTCCAACACCATCTACGAAAGGTTTGAATCTAGGTCTGCGTAAGAACTGTTGGGGAGTTTCTCCGTTGAGGTATTTCTCAATCGACTTGTTAACAACCATCAGACCCATGTTATAGAAGTCTGCCCCAGCTTTGTGGTCCCAGTTAAACAGACCACTAAGCCCAGGATGAGCATATTGCATACGTGTATAGTTAGCCAGCTTTTGTGTATAAGCTGGTACTGTTGGCATCGATCGTTCTAGAACTCCAGCAAAATCAACACTAGTGCCAGCAGCGGCAAAAATGCAATCTTTGCAATCAGGCCGTACGTAAATATCAGCGTCAATAATAGCAATTTGATCATACGACTTGAGGTAGGAGAAAGCATTCTCTTTCTCAAAGATCGGAAGGAATCCACCATATTTTTCATATGATTCTTTGCTCCTATTGCTAGTAAAGGGGTCAGGTTTAATCATTAGAATAGGTGTTCGTTGCTGAACATAGTCAGCCCCTATTCGTTTTGCATACTCAGCGACTGATTGGGTACAGTGATTGTACAGCTCGCTCTTCTTGCCCGTGTACACCTGATAGATTAGTTTTTTCATTTTCATAACTCTTTATAATATCTTTGGCAATTTCCATTGCTTCATCAAACCGCTTGCGGAAGCGATTGTTTTTTGCACCATGATTAATAAAGTAATATAAACTATCTATATCACTACTATAGGATGGTAAATCATATGTCTTACGGAACGACACAATATCTTCATACTGCGTTCTAAGATTTAGAATATAGAACACATATTCACCCGTTAAGTTGTTGAGGGGGATCTTCGTCGAGGCCTTCATATTCATCGTACATAACCTCATTTAGTTTAAAACCGGGAAGTTTATTGTCATTACCCATAACTTTAATTCGTGTTTCTTGGTCTAACGACTTATTCTTATTACGATCTTTTTTCTTGTTGCGAGGGTCGTACCTCTCAAACTTAGCCATTAGAAACCTCCTTGGCCGAACTCTCTGGTGTTTTCAATATAAGTGCCAAGTTCGTTAAAACCTCCAATGAACTTGCCGTTATGCCAAATTGCTGGCACTGTTCTAATATTAAGGTTATCAATACTAGCTTTTTCTTTCAACGCATCTAGATTAGCTTTACCTTCAAATCTATCGTCTACTGAATAATAATCAAACTCGAGTGAGTATTGGCTACACAACTCTTTTGCTTTATCACAGTATTCGCACATCTCTTTTCCGTAGATCTGAAACTTATGTCCATTCATGGTTCTATTCCTAACATCTCTTTCGTCATTATATAGTCTCTCACAAAATCCGACCGAACGATATCTTCCCAACCAAAATTGATTATCTCAAACTTCTTGAGTTGTTCAACAATTGTCAGAAACTTAATAATACCATCCTTATCATCTTTGTACTTGAAATCAGATTGCAGATAGTCACCCGCAAAGATAATTCTTGAGTTCTTTCCAACTCGTGTTATGACAGAGTCCAATTCGTGGAACGAAAGATTCTGCATTTCATCCACTAATATTACAGCATTATCCAAAGTAAGTCCACGGATGAAAGACGTTGATTCAAACTGAATCTTACCTGCGGTTATAGCTTTGTTCCAGGATGACTTGTCACCAAATAGCTCGTGTGCAATAGCTTTATATGGAGAAGTAAACACATCTTCTTTTTCTTCTTTGGTACCAGGTAAGAATCCTAAATCTCTTGTGGGCACCATCGAGCGAACAATTACTAAGCGGTCCTGTTCTGTATCTGGTTCTAAGACTTGCTCGAGACCTAGATACATTCCCAAGAATGTTTTACCGGTTCCCGCAGAACCAGTCAACACCATATTGTAATCATTCTCCCATGCGTCATATACAACCTCTTGATTTTTTGTAATGGGGTCATGCTCTAACAGATCGTCAATTCTAACCTGTAGTGAGTTGTGCGGTGTTTTATGTCGATTTGCCATTAGACGTTAATTGTATTACCTCGTCCAGAAGTCTTTTTAATTTGCTTCAAATGATCTTTCCAACCATCTGATGTCATGCTAAGTGTTCCTCTCACGTTAGTGACAATTTTTGGTGCAGTGAGGGCTTGAGTATATTCACCGGTAGCAAGCAACTCTTCTCGTTCAGACATTGACAAGATCATATCTTGCGCTTCGCCAGTTTCTTTGTTTATCATTGTGTAGGTTGGCATTTGGTTTCCTTGGTTGTTGGTGGTCAGCCGTGAAAACTGACCACCGCCACCTCCGTGTGTTAGATGTGAACAGCAATTCGTGATTCTAAGAAATCAAGTTTCTTTGAGAGTTTTGCTACTAGAGTATCTTTTCCTTTAAGGGAAAGTTCTGAGATATACTCTCGAAGTTCTTGAGAATCTTTTTGAAGTACAGAAAGCTGAAAATCAGTCATACACATCTCCTTGTGTTTTATTTGAGGTTAACTAATCAGTCCTGGAAAGGCCTCCTCTACTAATTTCTTAGTAATGCCTTTAGCCGGCTGCTTTTTTGCCACCATCTTCAATAGAAGTTCGGCATCTTTAGGATGGATTTGTTCGATCAAACGGATAAAGATTTGTTCTCGTTTGAAGGCTGGTAATGTGTCGCCTGGACCACCCTTAATTAAATCATTAAATTTTCTGGTTTGCTTCAACAAATTTGAAGGAACACTACGCTCTTCTGCCGCCTCAAAAGGAGGTCTACCCAGTGGGAGGTTCCATTCAATCTTGCTGTGAAAAGTGCCCACGAGAACATCTTTCAATGCTTGGGTCTCATGTTTTTTTAGAACGGCGATCTTGTCTTCTCTCGTCTTTGCTTCAGACGCCATTTCAATTACTTCATGCACTCGTCTAGTCACTTGGTGTGCCATTATACAAATTCCTCAACATTTTCTAATAACATTCTACATCTCTTGTCAATGAGGTAAGGAAGCACTTTACCTCTATCAGCCACTTCTTGTACGTTATAATTATATATAATTTCTTTACGGACGGGCTCAGGTGTTTCTGATAAATCGATTAACTTTTTATTGCGTAGATAGTTACGATAGACCTCTTCACCCAGCGCTTTAGGATCTTTTGTCAGCTCGTCAATCTTATTCTGTCGTAAAGGCGTTTGGCGGATACCTTCAACAAAGACACTGTCTCCACTAAGAACATTGGGAACTCCATCGGATGTGTCTCCTTTAAGTATTAGTTCCATAAGCTGCTTGCGTGGTGTGTCGGTTTTAATAAACTTCTTTTGTACGGGAGAGTACTGAGCGACATTATCATACTTCTGTAGCTGTGCAAAGTCTTTATCGCCAGAGATAATCATCACCTCCTCATGTTGACCAAACTCTTGAGTCTGTTCAACCAAGACACCGATAATATCATCTGCTTCGCAATCCGCTACCTCTACTACTTTATACGGGAAGTGTTGTTTAAGCTCTTCTTGGACCATATTGGTAATACGAAACAACTCAGTCCAATCCATACTAGATTCTTTACGGGCGTCTTTACGCTTAAACTTATAAGGAGGAAATACTTCTTTACGCCAGTTGTTCCAACCATCACAGCAGATAACAACTTCACCATACTTAGCTTTGTTCTTTACTCGATGCATTCGAATACTATTAAGGATCATGTGCCGAACCATGTTCTCTTCAACTTCCATCTTCATAGCAACAACATTGCTAATAGCAATTGCATTATAATCAATCAGAATCATCATTCTTCCTTATATGTTTAGAGTGGATCTTACATCCAATAAACTCATTGTAGTACTCATCGCTGAGCAACACATCATATTGAAATTGTAGCTTGGCTTCATAGTAAGAACACTCACCCTTAGTTCTACATAAGTATAGCACATCTCTACGGTAGTTGTCAACACCTTTTTGTTCGACAAGTTGTTGCACCTCGGTAGATGAGCCATAGTACTTACGCCAATCGCTTTCTACGCGTGTTTTAACGCGTCTCTTGCGGGTCTTAGTCTTGGGGAGGATCTTTGGCTTCCAGAAGAACTTCTTGCCAATATACTTCTTTCCTGTATCGATTTCGGTTATCATATAGACAAACCCCTGATACTGTTCTGGTGTTTCATCAAACACCTCGTCATTATAATACCACATAAAAAATAAGCCCTTTCGGACCTATTTAGTCTTCATCTTCCATTAGCTCATATGAGGTTGGATATCCACACATTGGACAGTTCTGAGGTACCTCATCATTATCAATAACCATTACCTGTGTTTCTGTATCGCAGGCGACACAGTCTGTCCAATATTCTTCTTCCATGTGCTTTGTCTCCTACATACACAAATCTTCGTACCTAGAGGTATATAGGCGGTGGCGACTTTTGTCGCCACCCCTATGTGATGTGAAGTAACTAAAAAGTAATCTCACATGCGCCCCCTTGACACGCTACGGCGCCCATTGTATCAATCTCTGTAAAACGCTTCTCATCCAGTTCGTCAACAAAGTCAATAGAGTTAATGTTCTGTTGAATCTTTGTCCACTTATGAAGGAGGAATACATCTTTGAGACAATACTCTGCTTCTTTGAGATCATTCATAAAATAGTTATCAGCAAACTTATTGAATCGACGAATCCACTCAGCGCGTAGATCTGATACTTCACCTTGATATTCTGGTGGTGTCTGAGCGATCATTGTAGCTTCCCACAAATCACGGAACCCTTGCTTACGTGTATCAACAATCAAACCAGATGCAAACAAAGCGGCCTTACCATACTTGGATACAATCTGACTCTCAGTAAGTACTTCTGTCATTGGAGCCTGGGCAAAGTCTTTATCACCAGAACCTGCCAAGAAACTAATACCAGCAAATGAATGACGGTTTTCGTACACATAGTCTTCTACTTGTGTCCACTGATGTGGCATGACAGTAACAGTGTTAGACACGTTGTGACGGGTCTTTGGATTGGCACACAACTCATAGTTGGTCCCAGCTTCTACCCAGTTATTCTGTACCAATGATACCTTTTCCAACAAGTCTGTTGCATATAGGTCTTCACGATACAATGAATTCTCGGGTGAGATAACAGGGAAGCCAATACAATAGTCAGTACCATTAGCTGACCACACTGACTCTTCTACCATGTATGGATTAGTCTTAGCAATCAGCTGAGCAACCTCGGTATCTTTGTTTAATTGAATATGACGCAGATAACGAGCAGAATGCTCACCATGTATACCAGACGCCGTCTGGAGAAGTACGGAAGCGTTTCCAGACGGTTTAACGCACGTTGTTCGAGCGGCCGGATTAATTCCGATAAGTTCCGCAACTTGTTTATTAACTTGTTTAACAATTTCAGCTCCTTCTTTTTGAACTTCTACATCGAGAAGAACATCTGGGTTATTCATCCAGCCTGTCACGGAAACCCCTAATAGTGCTTCGCGCTCAAAGATCTTCTTTGATGTATCCGTTAGATATTTAAAGTCTGTATAGCCAGCCTGCAGTGTACCCATAATAGCACCTGCGCGACAAGCCTTGAAAAACTCTTCTTTTGATGTACACTTAGATCCGTTGATCTCTGTGAGGTTACACCCCTGCCAACCAGACTCACCATCTAGCTGTGGGAACATACCAATTTCAACACAAGGGTTGGTTGTGATGTCTTTATCATCTACAAAGAAGAACCCTGGCTCTCCAAACTCTTTGATAGATTTCATCACATTGGAGAACTCTTCTTTTGTAACTTCATCACGAACAATAACAGCTGAGTTATTGGAACGGCCACGCTGTGGATTGTCGACAAACCAGTTCCCTGTCTTTGCTTTCAACATCTCTTCATCATCTTTCGAGAACAAACAGATTGTTGCAGAACGACGAACACCACCAGCAAGTACAGCATCAGCTGCATGCATAGCAATATCATAGATGTCGATAGGACGCAGACGAGTTTCACCTTTCAGCACACGCGATTGAATTAGATGCTCAATCTTATCCAACGAACGACGAAGTGGTTCTGGCCCTGGTGCTTTAAAGCCACCATTGATCATTGCGCCCTTTGGACGGACTTGGTTAAGGTCAAAGTAAACCTTACGACCAGCCATCTCTGGCATCTGTTGATCGCTGGTAAAGTATGATGACATCAACGCACCTAGTGCATCTGCCCAACCTTCTACCGAGTCTTCTACTACCCAGCCTTTAGCTTGCTTCTTACGTTCAGCAATGCTGGGCATCTTATCTGCATGATGCTTCTGCACAGAGAATCCTGCACCAGCACCGCATAAGAGCACGTAAAACAGCTCAGAGAAGAACCTTGGACGGTCTGCATAGGTAGAGGTGCAGTTGTACATTCTCATCATGTGTTTTAGTAGCTGATCGCCACCAAACTGCAATGCACGTTGTGCTCCTAGAGCATACTTCAGCTTATATGAAGACTCAGCTTCATCAATCAATAGCTGCAGCTCTGGAGTCATTTTTTCTGTATAGAAGTCACGATGCATGTCCATTACGCGTGATACTGATTCGTCCCACATCTCATAGCGGCCCTTTTCATCATCCCATCTGGAATAGCCTTCATAGAATTTAGTTTGGGACATCAGGTCTCTTGTGTCCCTTTCCCGATTAGTTGGAACTGGTTTTAGCATCGTGCACCTCGTTGGAATATATGTATGGATGTCCATGACTGTATGCCATAGATCTATTGTTTTATTGTTTGTTGGTAGCATTATATAGGATTTTCCCAAACTGGTAAACGCGGGGAAACGCCTATATTTAAAATATATATTTTTTTATTTTTCTTCGGGAGATGGCTTGGGCTCATCTGGTGTTAGAGCTTCTTCATAGTATGCAATAATGGCCTGTTGGTCTTTCACATACCTACGAAGATCAGCAATACCAATTGCCAAGTTCTCGTACCCCTTAGGAGTAATTGAAAACAAAACTACATTGCCAGTCTTAGTGTCAATCTCGGCTAGCTTCTCTTCTAAATTCTCTTCAGTAATAACAAACCAATCAACCGGAGGAAAATCTACAGCCTTCGGTCTTTCCTGAAGTGGAATGTTCTGTTCTTGGTACTCAGTTGCTACTACTACTGTCGGTTCCGGTGGTCTCCCCAGACATCCCGCCAGCAGGATTGGTGTCGTCAGAAGGAGGAGTAGTTTCGTCTTGGATCCGCCCAATAAGTTTGTTGACAGCATTGTTGACTCTGTCTTCAAGTCCTTGCGCATTGGTTAATGCCTCCATTGTCAAGTCGATTTTAGCAAACACACCTCTTAGCTTATCAAGATGTTCTTGTGATTGCTGCAATCTTTTGGTTAAATCATTATTTAGTTGTTCATTCTTTTTTGCATCAGCAGTAATCTTCTCTACAGTCGCCTGGAGTGTTTCTGTTGCTGTTACCAATTTAACATTGTTTTCTCTCAATGTCCCAATTGTTTCCTGTGACCACATATAATAACTGTATCCAGCATACCCCACGCCAGACATCAAAGATACAAGAAACAGGAATAAGTATACCTTAGCCATTTTCTTCCATATGCTTTCTGAATCGTTTTAACAATACAGGAAGTTTATTCTTCTTCCGTCTACGATCCGTTACGTTAATTTCTTTAGGTCTTTTACCCATGACTGTAGTAGCTGGATTAGGAATAGATCCTGTATTCACGGCTGCTACATCTTCGTTCTTTTGTTTACCTTTACGCATATTAATCTGCCAATGTGCTAGTTGTTTCTTACGCTTACTTGTAGAAGCTGATGATCTAATCTTTTTAAGAGTTGAGATAGAGGCTTTCTTTGGAATACCATGTCTAGCACTATCACCTTTGTCTTGAGGATTGCGGCCGTCTTGAAAGTTTTCATCTAATTTATCCATAACAAGTTCTTTTGCATACCCTTTGCCTTGAACTGTATTATCCCACTCCCAGTCACGTCTACGCTTATCCCACATCATAATCTTATACTCACCTCTATGACGCTCGTTGTGATCCAAAGCCTTCTCAATCTTATATCGTTGACCTTTTATTGTAACTTCTACTTCACCATTATTTCCAGCTTTTTTCCATCTAGGGGTCATACCAATAGTTCCTCTACAGAAACATAAACCTTTTGATTTGTGTTGCGATGTGTCATCTCATATATCTGAACACCAAAAATCTCGCCAACTGGATAACAATGCTCATCAGCAATAACCGTGTCTTTTTTGTTAACCATTTCATCCATCGATGAATTAAGAACTTTTGCGGTTGATACTTTATATGATCCTGGAGACAACCTACCATCTTCCAGTATAAACCACTGAGAGCTTTCTGTCAACAGATCTAAGTGATCAACACCAGCTTCTGTCAATGCTTCTATAATCTTTTTCTCAGATACACTAAACTGCTCTTTAATTAGATATAGAGCACTAACATAAGATCCTAACTTACCACCTGGGATCAGCTTCTTGATATTATACACCAATCTGTGGAATGGAGTATATGCATTGCGCTCTTCTGAACTATTAGGTCGTTGAATACGTTTACCATCTTTATCAATAATGCCTAGCTTAAACGCTTCCGTATCCTTAAAGTCTGTTACCAGCAACTTTAAGAATCTAAAAGTATATACTAGATCACCAGCGCGTTTAATGATACCCATCATATGTTCCTTAATGCGGCAGCTACAGTTGGGTCTATATCTATGTCCCCCTCTACAGCTTTTAGAAATACTAGAAATGGATTAATTATATTCCAATGGCTCTCCAGTAGCTTTAATTCCAGTATGTTTAACCCAGCTTCGATACCAAAGACATTGAATATAACTATCAAATGATTGAGAACAAGTCTCTCAGACAGCTTACCCGTTTCTAGATAACGATTCAACAATCTTTTAATATACTTGAACCTCTTCAGATCCTCTTGAAACTCCTCCGCATCAATATACTTTGGATTATAATAATGCTTTGCAGCATAGAGATGTAGGTTTTCTTCAGTTAATTTTAGCATGATTACCTCAGCAGAAGTCTTTACTCCTATTTAGAGGTAATAATACTCTTCATCTGTTCAATTAAAGTGTTTTTAGTTTGACGACGATCAAGCTCTACACCATGTTCCCTACCAAGTGCTTCTAACTGTCTCTTTGACATTGATTCAAGATCTGTATCTTGAGAAGCCTCCTGTTGTTCAAATCTAATCGTCTCAGCTTCAAGTTTACCTTCTGTGATAAGATCAGTCAAATCATTCATTGGAGCTGTGGTGGCTGTATCCTTCTCTGCCCAGAAACCGTCAATCTCTTCCTGAGTAAATCGTTTGTTCAAAAGAATTTCATTTGTAGCCCAATGCTTCCAACCACTTGCAACTGGAACTGCCTTGGAGCACCACGAAGGAGGTTTAACAGCCATGTCTAGTTTCCTTTCATTTTAGCAGGGTTAATAACTGACTTGTCACCTTTCATATTGTCATTAGGACGAGCTTTGCGAGCTGGTCCAGCGCGACCTGCTTTAGAGACGTCATCATGACCTTTTTCTTCCGTATCATCCATTTTAGCGCCAGCTTCCATATCAGCTTTTGCTTTCTTAGCTGTAGGAGACAACCCTTCGCCCGCTGGGCTACCTGGGTTAGCTTTGTCATCATGTTTTCTAGCTTCAAGAATACGTGCATATACAGATGGAATAGTGCTTTCCATTTGGTCAGCATTTTGAATTGATGCCTTATCTTTTTTCTTAGTTGGATTCATTTCTACTTCATCATCTTTTTTTATAGCTTTCGAAACCGCTTTACGGCGCTTGTGAAGATACTCGTCGGAAGAATCTGTGTCACCGTCATTGTCGATATCTTTATCGTCGCGATCAGCATGCTTGCCTTTAAGCTCTTTTTTATCAACAGGGTCCATTTTAGAATTGTATAGTCCCTTTTTCATTTTCTCTTTGGAAGACATTTCTGTCTTCTCTTTATCTTTGTCCCAAGGAGCCTTAGGAAGCGTTACTGCTGCCTTACCTTTCTCAGAACTAGCCGCAGCTTTCGCCAATGCTTTTTTGTTTGCCATTTGTTGGTTTTCGTTGACTTGTGCATATGCTTCAGCCAACTTTGCTGTGATATTGCTCATGTGTATTCTCCTTACATCCAAAGTTGAGCTGCAATTGATCCTGCAATAGCAACAACTGCTACCCAGAATAGTTTATTAATTACTTTTACCGTATGTGCATTGTCTTCAACTTTACGATCAATTTCGTCTAGTTTCTGAGATAGTCTATTGACACGTTCATACATTTTTTCATGATCATCTTTTAGTCCCGCCATTTTTTCTTCTGCTCTGGCCAAAGATACCATTGCATCAGCTAGTCTATCTAGCTTTTCCTCAATTCTTAGTAGGCGCGTGTTGGTTGTCTCTGCCATTTGTATTTACCACTTTTCCTTATTTGCCCAATACGCAGCCGATGTTTTACCCTTTGCAATATTTTTAGCATGTCTAGCTTTAAACGATGACCGCTTCTTCTTCATGCGATCTGATTCACCTTTTTTAGGGTCCCCTGCCGTTGATGCACCTTGCTCACCAAAACGAATAGTCTTTACTTTACCCCCATCTTTGACAACCACGATGTGGCTTTTCTTAGGATGGCTTGGAGTTCTTTTAGGTTTACTAAAACCAGATACACCAGCCCTTTTTAGAGCTGGATGCTTTTCTTCGGAAAAAGTCTTGAACGTAATCATTTCTTAACCATCTTCTTTAGTCTGTCTAACTTAGTAGTGACGTTGATGGCGCCCTTCAGTCTATTGTTAGCTTTTCTTGAACCACTAAACGCATCATCACCTTTGGTTTTGTCCCAATATGATTGCATTGTATCTTTAGAAAGCTCATTAACTGATTCTACATAACCTTTATCACCAGGCTTCTTACCGTGGTTCATAACCTTTTTACCCATTGGAGTAAGGTTACCTTTTTTATCATACATTTGATTAACAAGTTTCTTTTCAGCCGCAGTTAACTCATCGATCTGCTCAACTTCTTCACGGATTTTAACTTTAAACATTTTTTCAACTGTTTGTTTACCCATATGCTTGGCCATAACCGTAAGAATCTTTTCATATACTTCAGTGTCCTGACCATCAACAAACTTGATAAGAGCCATTCCTGCTTTGCCAGTAGATAACATCTTAGCTGTTTTCATAAAGTCAGCTTTATCTATGCCACCACTTTTCTTTGCATATGAGTTAAGTTCATCTGCAGCCTTTTTCATAGCAGGTGTTGCGGCTTCATTAACTGATTCTGTTGCAGCTACCTTAGCAGCAGATCCTTTGCCTTGCATTTTACGCAACTTGTCATCAGCTCTCTTCTGTCCGCCAATCCTCTTGTCTTGACGTCTAACATCAAAGACGCTGGCATTACCAGCATCAGCTGTAGACTTTCTCATATAGTTACTAAGAGTCTTAGCTGAAACTTCGTTCACGTCTGATACTTTAGTGCTTTCTTCCATCTTTTCTGACTCCAAATAGTCTCTGACCGAACGAATATAGTCAGTAGCTTTAGTTACTTTAGATTGAACCCACTCAGGAAGATTATCATCATCCTTAACCATTGACATTAACTTTTCGTTAGCAGAACAGATCTGACGAAGTTGACCCTTCATCATTGAGCCCTCTTTATCATACTCTTCTGGATCTTTAGCTTCATTTTTAGACATAGAACCGGTCTTAACAACACCAGATCGTTTGATCTTGTTAATCAGCTTGAGTTTAGCTAATTGACTATTCTCACTCTTGACAACCTCTCTATCAACTGGTACCATACGAACTTTAGGTTTTCCATCTGGACCAACATACATCTCGGGTTTTTTATCTGCAGATTGTGTCATTACGCTAGATCCTTATCGTGGTTTAAACCACCTTGTTTTTTCTTTCTAATAAACGCGTTTACACGCGCGTGGCCCCACTGTGAGGGTGTTGTACCAGGTCTATGACCTGTCTTCCATGCAGCAACCCCTCGTTGATAAACTTTCTTTAGAGTGCCTGTTGAAATTCCTGATGCTTTTGATTTGTCTTCAAAAGATGCCTCTTGAACTGAGTTATATCCAATCCCAGTTGATTTTTTCTTCATATAGTCTTTCTGAGAAATTGGAGGTCCACCATATTCTTGCATGTTCTTTTTCTTCGTATCGTTAAGTCTAGCACGATCCATCATACTATCGTGTTTCTTCTTGTCGGCTTCTTTCTCACGATCGATCTTGGCTTTTGCCATAGCTACTCGAGAGTCAGCTTCACCCATCATCTTGCGAACAAATGTTGTATGTTTAGATGGCTTTGTTTTAGCGTTAGCATCACCAGGGGCTGGACCATCTTTATTAGCTTGAAAGTGACGGTCTCTAGCAATCTTTGTTGCTTTAGATAAACCTTTGTGATAACGAGCTGGTTGAGAACCTTCTCTGTCTTTAATATCTGGATCCTGCGCTTCTTGTTGACCTGGAGTCATCTTACGAGCATGCTTAGCAGAAGCATCTGTGCCCCACTCATACTTGTATTCTTCAACAGTCTTCTTAGCAACTGAAGTAGCAATGGCCATCTTCTTATCCATGGGCATATCAGGATTGTCACGCTCAATCGACTTAGCAACCTTCTCACGCTTCTTCAGTTCAGCTGGTGTGAGTGTCTTCTCTTCGATCTTTTCAACAGCATCTAACCATTGACGAGTCTTGCGGTCGGCAGTCTCAACAATCACATAGTTAGACCCTAGAACAGTTATCGTACCCACTTCATCTGTTTTCTTGATAATAACAGATTCGCCCAACTGGAACAATTCTCCTTGCACAAACTTCTCACGAGTCTCTGAAACAGAATCTAATGCAATGTGCCTCTTGAATTCACTAGCTTCGCGAAGTCCCATTCCTTTACGCACATCATTAAACAAACGCTTTGCATCTGCTGTCGACATTGTCTTAGGAAGACCTTGAGAGAACTTAGTAAAGTCGTTATCGGATGCAAAGCCACGTTGTTTAGTGCCAGAAGCACCCTCTGCGCCCTTAGCATCTGGATCTCTTTGTCCTGCAGATACAATCTTAATACCATTATTAAAGTTGTAAAAACCATGAGCGCCTTTTTTGCCATTGTACTTGTTCAGACGAATATCATACTCTTGTATTCTATCTGATCCTGCAACCATAACCACTTTACGGAAGCCTTCATCATATAATGCAGATAGCGCATCGAATGGAGTCTTAACCTTCTTATTAATCATTACTGAACGTGCATGCTTTGGAAACATCTTACGCACATGTTTGACTTTGTCCTGATACTGCACAGGATTATCTTTTTTGTCGTTAGATTGTGATAGGAACAGTTTGTATGGATTACGACCAGCCACTGATGCTAGCTTATCCATAAGTTTGCCATGACCCACAGTTGGAGGATTCATTCTACCAAAGGCAAAATAAACCACTCGATCCTCTTCTACAAGGTATTGGCTAAAAGAATTAATCATTTTTTGTATTTGCTCTATCTAGTGAAGCGTTCGATTTACCACGTTTACGCTCTTGTTCAAGTTTACGCATCTTAGGAAGTAGCTTCTTTGCAATTCTATCGATACGCGGCTTGAGCTTATCTAGTCTCTTTTCTATCTCTTGTTTTCTTGCAAATGATAGATCAGAATAATTACCTTTGGCGAGCTTTTTAGCAATCATGTTACGTGCCTGCTTTTGAGCACGACGTTTCAGCCGCTTAGGATCTGCTGTCCTACGAGCGGCCTTTTCTTTACCTATTTTGATGCGGGATGCATATTTCTTCATCTGGCGAGAACGCTTCATTCTCTGCTGCAGAGTCAGCGCTTCGTCAACGTCACTATCTTCTACTTTACGTTTCTTAGCATTGTACTTGACTTGATCAGGCTCACCAGGAGCTAAATCTACGTTTAGATAGTCTTTAAAATTTAGTTTCTTAACCATTAGCTTCTTCCTGGCTTATCCCATCCCTTTAATATATCAGGCGAAAAGTTGTTGTATGAGAATTCCATTCTATCAACAATCTTTACAGCGTCACCACCAATTTTATCAATTGCAACGTAACCTTCTTCTCCAGTTACCTTGTATCCATTCCGTGTTCTAACAAAAGTCTTAACATTCGCTAGTTTGTTGAGAGTATTTATAAGTTTTAGTTTGGCCAATACAATAACTTTTTGTAGGTCAAACATCTTAATTAACCCCACTCTATTCTTATTTGAAAAGAATTCTAATAGAGCGTCTAGCTTCTGCTTCTGAGCTGTCTTCCCTCGTTCCGTCTTACGTGAATCGATCTCTCGTTGATATCGCGCTGTGATCCAACGTATGAGGCCAGATACGTGTCGTTTTGTATCTCCGATGACCTCTCCTTTTCGGACAAATGAGTTGTTGTATGTTTCGATGTGCTGAGCGAGTTGAGCATTGGATTCCAGTTCTCTAAGAGTTGATCCGGAAATTTGGTTAAATAGTTTGCCAGCTTGTGATAGGTATTCATTAACAACTTCAGTGTCCTTTTTGCTCATAGTAGCTTTGGTTAAATCACGAAGCATTGCGTCTTGCGACCACACCGACTTCGAAGTCTTTAGTTTAGATACATCTACTCCATAACTTGCTTTAAGGGAGGCAAAATCTCCACCTCTATTGGATCCGGTATAAGTTGTGTGCCACACGATTCCAATTTTAGCCGCTTTGATTGCTCTCGCAGCATCAGACTCTGCAGGAACAGCATAAACGATAGTATTAGGATGGAAGGTAAGATAATTTTCGCCATTAATTTTTTTCTTTTTTACATCTCCAGGACCAAACAAGAAATCGCCTTGGATTACACCTTTGATTCCTAGCTTAGGCAATTCTCTTAAAGCTAGCTTTAATTTATCTGCTAGATCGCCACTTGTATCATCATCAACTTCACTAGCTGTTTTGTACACTTTTGGATTCTTATTAAAGATACCCTTTTTAGCAACAAAGAATTGACCATCGGAGGGATCGGTTCCTGCAAAGACAGCTGGAGCGCCATCCCATTTAACAGAGACACTACCATCATGCTGACCCTTTAACATATCACGTAAAGAGCGCAACGCAAGAATAGCTTGTCGCGTACCTTTGACACCACCATAGATAACTTTATCTTCGATGTGAGTCATGTGTGTATTCTTCTGCTCTGAGAGTGTCTCAGTAAAACTTAACATAATTAATTCTCCAAGAACAATTTTTGAATACCTTGGACAGTATCAATTGTGTGTTTTGATTTACCCTTAGTTCTTAGACGACCCTGAAAACGAAGTCCAGCTGTGCGGGTTTCAGTGCCATCAGGGAACCTACCTTTTGTTCCAGAATACGCAAGACGTATCTCCACTTGGATCTCACCTTTGAGGCGAGGGACAGGTAGATTGTAAATGTTATTACCCAGATAGAAAAGACCAGCTTTACCAATCTGGATATAGTACACACCCTTCTTGTTGTAGTGCTTTTCAATGAATCTTGCGTCAGTAATTACTTTTGTGTTGATGTCTTTGAGCAAGCCTTTTGCTTTTAGCTCGTCACGACCAGCCTTCGATACTTTAATCGGAACACCAGAAATGTCTTTATGATACTTGACTGGATCTAACTTTTGAGCAGCCTTGATGTAATTGTCAAGAGCTTTTGTTTTGTCCTTTACAGCGGAAAGTAGAAGCTCTTCGTCGGCAGGATCCATCTTCTTTGCAGCAGTAAATTTCTTACTACGCATATCATATATAAAAGACCCACCACCCATTTGATCATCAGGAGATAGCTTAACTTCAATATTAAATGGCTTGCCATTGAGCGTACCTTCAATATCACCAGCACCAACATTTGAGAAACCAGCAGATGGTTTGTCTCCAGGTGTGAAGAAATCAACTCCAGATTGCTGAATAGCTTTATAGATTTTCAGCTCATAATCTAAACCCTTTTGACCTGAAACCATTTCTCGTACTTCCCTAAACGTCTTCATACTGACCCCATATGATATCTTTTCTTCTATTTATAAAGAAAAAAGAGGCCGCGACCTCTTGACAGTTTGCAAAATACTGTGTATAATAAAGGGGCCTCCTTTGCGGTGGGCAGTATATTATAATTGGCGAACATAGACTTTTTTACCTATCTTCTCTGCCTTATATTGATATTGCTCGAATCCAGAATCACGAAGATCTCGATTAGTATTCTTTACCATGTTACTGACAAATAAAAAGTCATCAGATGACTCAATCATCCCCACTAGATCCGGATCGTTCTTGTCGTTGATAAGCTTCATCTTCTTCCCTCAATCTCCTAAGTATATAGTTGTGGTAGCGCTCCTGATTGCTATCTTTATCATTGATATTGTTAACAGCCTCGAAGGACGGGTAGCCCCTCTCGAATACTGGGGCTACCCGATCACTATCATGCTGCATTAGCATACTCCACAGCTTTGTTGACAGCAACCAGCTTACGAGCTTGGTTTTGACCAAACCACGCAGACTGCATACGAGACTCTGCATTACGACCCATCTGGTGATCGGTCATGTAAGTTACAGAGTTAAGAGCCTGCCACCAAGAACCCTCACCCAGCTGGGCACCAGGCTGTGTGTAGAGAACATCCATAGCAGCCTTAGCATTCTTAGTCAAGTCTTCAGCGACTTTCACTTCCTTGCCTTTGCTATAAGTGTGGGGGAATACATCGTTGTAGTAGTTGATCAACGACTCTACTGAGAAACGCTTTGTGCTCAAGAACTCAGCCATCTCTTTGTATTGAGCAAACTTCTCGTGAGCAATACCCATCTGCTCTTTAACCATATCTGGGTTGAAGACAGAACGGTGGTTCAACTTAACAGCGTTCTTAGACTTGGCTTCCAATGAGAATGTAAGAGTGTTGTTGCATACAACGCGGATAGGAGTAAAGCGAACATCAATAGCTTTACCATACTCGTGTGGGTTAGAGAACAACAAATATGAATCGACTTGGTCTTCGCCAAGGATAGTAAATGATTCTTTTACTTTGGCAAGAGCAAACACATTCTTACCACCTTTCAAAGAACCTGCTGTGTGCATTTCCATGTCACCAGCCAGCACATACTCTGAGAAGAATTCAAACGCTTCTGAGTTCTGTACAGGGTTCCAACCCTTTCCAACATTGGTAAGGATCTTGCCATCGGTAGAGCGAACCAACGACTTCTGACCAGTAGGTACCTGCTCACCGTTGAAGTTGATGTATGATTCGACTTCTTCGACAGTCCAATCCAGACCAGCTTTCTGCTGCATCTGAGCTGGTGTCAGATCATTAGATACTTCTGTACCAAGACCATGCCAAGGTGTTGCGCCTGCATAAGCCATTTGAGCTACACCGTTTACGATTTCTACTTCATGTGCCATTTTCACTTCTCCATTATTTAATCTTTATACCTTAACATACATCAGTCTGAAGGTAAAGTCAACAGCTAATTACGCTGCGCACATATCTTTATACTCAACAACAGCAGCTAGATCTTTAACTAGCCGCTTACCATAATCAGTAAACAAGATACCTTGCTCCCAAACAAAGTGTTCGACATCTTGAATGTGATAGAAGGTTTCAGTACCTACTATCCAGAGAAGAGCGTTGGTGTAGTTGCCAGCACCAAGCTCGATAACATCCTGAACACGAGCTTGAAAGCGAGCTACTGCTTTGACTTCTTGTTCTTTTTCAAACTTATTGTTAACCTCAAGCTCCTCACAGAGTTCATCCCAACGAGCTTGCTTCTGGGCAGGGTCCATAGAATCCCAGTTCTCCATGATAATACCGCGAGGACGAAATCCATAAACATCTTTATGAAGATCTGAGAAGCAATCGTCTGAATAAGTAAATGTCATTTTTTTTTTCTCCTTCTATACCCCCTTTATACATCATAGTGATACTAAGGTCAACAGTTAATTGAAACTATTTTATACATACGCCCGAGTTAGTATCTCCAATCTCTCCGCGCGGCCTTATTGACATTGCCGCTCTAGTTCGATTGAAACTAACATCTCTTTCGAGATAGTGCTTTTAGGTAGCCTGCCCTCTACACAGACGTATGTATGAAATAGTCTCCTTAGTTAGGGTAACTGAACCATTTCAATCTTAGCAAAACGATTAGTATCACGAAGACGCTTGAAAAACTTATCAGCATGAGCATGACTAAGACCACTTGCAAATTCAGCTAACTGGTAATAACCAGCGTTGAATGTGTAAGCATTAATTGTCCAAGATGTATTATTCATGATGTATTCCTTTTCATTTGATAACTTAATGTACCTCATTGTGGAACAGAAGTCAACAGTTAATTGTATGCTTCGGCCATCATTGCATCAACTTCTCTCAATTCTTTAATTCGTTTCACCATCACATAATCTGGATTTTCTCTCTTACTCATCCAATATTTGTACAATATCCCATTATGTGTTTCTTTGTCAGGAGCATACTCTTCTCTCAGAGCGTCTAATTGAGATTTTCTTTTTCTAGCAATAGTCATTACACTTCTCCTTATGTGAACACTAATAGTACATCGTAGTCAAACTCAGGTCAACAGTTAAGTTAGCATTTCGTAGATTTCTTTCCAACCTTTTACAATAGGAATATCATCATTGACATAATTCATATTATGACCATGTTCAACCAGAATTGATTGCAGACCCAACCGCTGACCAAGCTCAGCATTCTCGATCTTATCTTCAATCCAGAATAGACCTGAACCTTCGTAAGGAGCAAGAGCTTCATCTTTATCAGCACCTGTGCCAATACAAAGAACATCTTCAAACACAGTAGGTCCAAAGAGCTTACTGAGATTCTCTTCACGCAACTTTGCAGCTGCTGGATCAGTTGATAGGGAGGTTATTGCACGGAACACATATCCATGCTTGCGATGTAGCAGATCTACATAGTACATTGCATCTCGCAATGGAGGTAAGAATCCAATAGCAGCTGATTCGTTAAAGAACCGTACTAACTCTTTACCTTTTGAGTATGGAATACCATAGCGGTCAGATATATCATAATCTGAAGCTGTAGTGTTTAGCTTATAGCCATGCTGTTCCATCCAGCATTTAAAAGCGTACTCCCAATTAAGAAGTACACCATCAACATCCGTTAGGATTACTTTATTCGTATTAATGATCAACTTTGATCTCCTTTATAAGTTATGCCCCCTTATAGCACATTCTTATACTGAAGTCAACAGCTAATCGTAACCAAGGACAGCAACTTTAGATATTTCTTCGTCTTCTCTATCTCTCCACGCAGATGAAAATCCACTTTCGCTAACACAGTTTTCGTGATTGCCCCAGATGCGTTTCATATACGATTCGTATATTTCTTCTACATCTTTGTCGGACCATGATTGGGGGATTAATGAACCTTTTACTATCCAGTAAAAACGATTGGCTTGCTTACGCACATATGGTGAACACACATATAATACTCCTATAAATAGATACTTATACTCTGTTAGCGCTAACAATGTTTAGCAAAACAAAACTTTTGGCAAATACACAGTTGGGATGATTAATGAAATGGTTTGATGTAGATATGAATTTACGCGATGAAGATGTAGAATGGATAAATAATATTGGTGATAATATTAATAAACCTAAATGGTCTATAAGATCGTACAAACTAAATAAGGAAGAACTCAAAAGAATATCTTATATTACTGAGCAGATTAAAGTAAAACCTTCCTATGTTGTTATAATGATGGTTCCCGCAAATAGTATATGTGAAACTCATGTAGATCACAAGGCTGGTATGGGTATGAGACAACGTATAACAGCGATTAACATACCAGTTCAAGTACATCAGACTAGTGCTTTTCAATATATGAAGGGGATTGAAAGCCCACAGATTTTAGAGGAAGTATATCTTGACAGAGCAAAGTGTTGGAGAGTTGATAAACCCCATCGAGTAGATAATTCTCAAAGTCCTTTTAACAGAGTTGTTCTCAGCTTATCATATACGGAAAGCATAGATCAAATATATAATTCCTTATCAAGCCGCTGAGCTAAATACAGTGTGGACTCAGGATAGAGAACAGGTTGCATGAAATATTTTATAACAGGAACAAGGCGGGGCTTAGGTGAAGCCTTAGCCAATAAGTATGGTAATTGTGGTTCCCTTGAAGATTGTGATGTTTTTATTAATAACAAGTGTGATAGGTTTGAACAGGTGTTTATGCTATATCGTGCAGCTGAGCTAAATAAAAGGATTATAAATATAAGTAGCAATACGTCAGATAAGAAGAAGCCTAATAATAGAATGTACGCAGTCTATAAAGGCGCATTAGACGACTTAAATGATAGATTGTATTATGAAGGGTATCCTACAACATCAATAAGGTTTGGATATTTTGATAGTCCAAGAGTTGAACATATCGATGCGGATAAAATGCCAATCGATTATTGTGTAGACGTAATTGATTGGATATTGAAACAACCTTACGTAATAAAAGAAATAACTATCACTCCAGAGGTTAAACATGGCTAAAACACAATCGTATACAATTATATTTAACACGCCCCAGGATGATGCACTCAGTGCAATGAATTTGGTAGGAGCTGATGTAGCTAACGACATTAGAGCTCTTATACATGAGGGATTAGTGGTTGGCAGCGTTGTTGATCAGGTTCAGAATTTATCATCGGATGGGTTAACTCTAAACGTGGAAAGAACCTTTACAGATGAGGTTTATAACAATTTAATGGAAATCGTATCAGTAAGCGATATCAAAACTCAAATTGAAAATGTGACAGAAGTGAGTTCAGTGACATATGGATTTTCAGACTCTTGATCAAATAGATGTAGAAGCAATATTGGATGAAGTTTCACATCTAATAGATCCTACTGATAATATATTGTTGCAAAAGGGTACAAGCACTCTACACAATTTGCCGTATACAAATTCACTATTTGAAAAATATAATATGACTACATCTCGTATCATGAAGCTAACACCAAGAGAATGTTATTCATGGCACACTGATGTATCTCCAAGAATACACTTTCCTTTAATAACAAACGATAGCTGTCTTTTTATTTTAGAAGACACTGTTTATACAATGCCGTCAGGTAATGCGTACTATGTTGATACTCGAAAAAAACACACTGCAATAAATGGTAACAGAAGAAATTTTATCAGGTATCACATTGTGGGCATGGTAAGTTGAGAAGTTTATATCGCTATATCTTGTATAGAATACAACTATACAAAATGAAGAAAGAGGATCACTTTATTTATGAAACCGATAGTCATCGTAGGGACGAGCCATAGTTCAGTAAGGTATTCACCAAGCCTAACAAACATTCTTTCTGAATTATCAACTGTTAAAAATCTGGCGGCATATGGCCATGGAATTGACACCTACTTTCCTAGAGTAGTAAAGATAAGAGAGCCATCGATATTTGTAATTGAAGCTCCTCATCATACTAGATATACAGAATTCATGAATGAGTCAACGTACGAACCATTTAGTTATACAGATGATGAATTTTGGACTGAAAAGAGATATATGGATCATCTGGCGTTTTTCTCAAAGTCAGTTTTGTTACCAGATGAAGAATATAGGGAAGCAATACGTCCCAGTAAAAATGATCTAATTGCATTGCAAAGAATTAAAGTATTAGCAAACCAACAACTGGAATTAGAAGACAATATATTAAAATGTGTGGCCATTGATGTGTACTTGAAATACAACAACCATCAAGTTTATTGGTGGACAGCAAACAACAAGTTGTTGCATAAATGGAATCATGATTTTCATTTGCTTACAGATAAACCTGTGTTTGATAACTATCCAGATAAATCTATGTACCCTGACGGATACCATCTAGCAGATAAATATTTTAAACATATAATTAGAGAGAGTTTTGTAAATGAATTGGTTCGAAGTAGATGTTAATTTAAACGAAGAAGATTTTCATTGGGCTTTGGATATTGGAGACAACATCACGGAACCCAATTGGACTATACGTCCATACAAACTAAATGATCAAGAGATGGATCGTATTTCTTATCTTACAGATCAAATTGGTACAGCTCCTAGCTATGCAGCAATAATAATGGTTCCAGCGAATAGTGTTTGTAAAACTCATGTTGATGACAAGGCTGATACTGCTGGAGTCAAACAAAGAATAACTGCTATCAACATTCCTATTCAAGTACACCAATCTTCTATGTTTCAATACATGATTAATGATCCATTTGCAGGAGAGATGGCTATAGAAATGGTTAAACTTAACACACCTAAATGTTGGAGGGTTGATATACCCCACAGAGTAGACAATAGTAAAAGTCCGTTTAACAGAGTTGTTCTAAGCCTATCTTATACTCAAACAATAGAGGAACTACATGAAGTATATCGTGCCATTAAAAATTGAATATGATAAGAATCAATTTCTAGAATTCATTAATCGAAAAAATTTAGATTATGATGCATTGGCCCAAAAGAAACGATGGCACAATAACTTTCCTGTTGAAGAATTAAACATCGGACCTATCCAGCAATACATGAAGGATGTTGTTCTAATTCTTAGTTTGTTTCCAAAGTATCAAATACCAATTCATGCAGATGGTGCAGGGACCAGATTAGACAATACCTACAATGTCAGTATTAATTTTCCTGTTGCTAATTGCACTGAAGAGACAGTCACTCACTTCTGGGATTTTGAAGACAGACGTGAGATAAAATATATTCATCATGAGAAGTTGGGGACACGAGAAATAGTTGATAAGGACCAACTAGTAGTTGCACAAGATTATGTGTTTAGAGATACGCCTGTGCTATTCAGAAATGAATATCCTCATAGTGTATCTAATAAATGTAATAATTTGAGATTAATGTTAAGCTGGAGATTTAAACCAGAATATTCGTGGGAACAGGCAATTGAACTATGTGAGCAACATCACCTGTCATAATATAGTGTTGATTGATAGTCCATTTATCTCGCTCAATTATAGTTTGTTGATAAACCTGATCAAATAGATCCTTACCTGTAATTCTTTCTAGCGATTGCTTTACAAGGTCAATTCTTCTATATGATGTTGCAATTGTATAGTTCTCCATCACGTACTGATAGATCTTGTTATCTAGTTTATGTAAGGAATGCCAATGGCCATGTAATACATGCTTGTGACCATATACTATTTCTTCTACATTATATTCATTTTTTCCAAGATATTCAGGTGTGTGCAACACACCATGCGCAGGAAGTTTATTATGCTTTTCTGCAAGATAGTTTACTAATGCTTTGGATGCAGTTCGTGGAAAACTAATTACTGCTATATTAGAAATTGTGTTCTCCATAACAACCTTTCGCCTTCAAACGCTATACGCTTATGATTCATCCTTAGATTATCCCATACAAGTATTTCGTTATCTTTCCATTTATGTTTGTATGCGTTTTCTTCACAGTATTCTCTAATTGGTGTAACATCCCAATCAAAGTTTTGTAGTGTTCCTATGCTACAATATAATATCTCTTCGCCTGTAATATGGTGATTTATAATGAACGGACGAGTGGCCTTTTGTTTTTCTAAAATACGCAGCTGCTTTTCCGTAAAGCATTGTCCATGTAGGTTTTGTGGAGGATAATATTCTCCTACTGCATCCTTATAGATATGTTTTAAGATATCTGGTGCTTTACTCATATCACAAAACCAAGTAGGCGACAAGTGTGCATTACTTACATTGTATAGTATTGTGCCAAAATAGTTACCTCTACCATAACTCCAATCATGATGCCACTGTACATCATCATTACCAAATAATCCACTATTGCTTAATTCCTGTACAGTTCTATTTTCATTAAGGACATGCTTTGTTGTTACTAACGGTTTACCTAATGCATTAGCAATCTTTTCGAATTGTTCTATAGTAATCTTACCTGGCATTTGTATCTTAAGCAATCCATAATTTAGGAGATCGTCACGCAATGTGTGTAACCACTTATCCTGCCATTCTATTTCAAGCATTGTATTCTCCTAAATGTTTTTCCATTTGTTCAAAGGTTAAATCTGGAAGTTCAATATGTAACATTAGCCTGTCTTTGTTAATATTTTTAACACCATGTCTTTTCATTACATTCATTATAACTGGCTGTGTTATATTGTAGCTTCCACCATCCGGATAATATGTTAATGCTTCAGTAGTCTCAAACTCATTATAAAAAAGAGGAAGCATTAACAAACAATTTTTTCTATAAGGATAATCGCCATGTACAGGAACATCTTCTCCTGCACGCTGCATAAAAAATGTAATTAATCCTGGCTTTAGTCCCAAACCACTTAATTGTGCAATTATGGGTATTATACTTTCATGCATAACATCTGGATATGCTATAATGTCTGTCCTTGCCTGACTTTGTACGCCTTTACTTTGTAAATGCTTTTTTAGATCTCTTATGCTATCACCTTCAAAGTACCCATAATCACGTTTAAATTCATCTACGTATGTTGCTGGTGTATCCTCCAGCATTTCTAATGATAATTTTTTAAAATATCTGTAAAGGGCAGCTGTGCAATATGTTATATCAATCAGTAATATTTCACTGGTGTGTGGCAAGGTTAAGAGGCTTCTGACATGAGACTTTCACAAGTCCATGTTTCAGAAGTTTCTCTCTTAGGGGTAAGCCAGATTCCAGCTCTCCATAATTCACGGTCTCCATCATATGCGTCCCTCTTGTGCAAGCTGTGGTGTTGATCACTCAGTACAATGTCGTACTGATCCCACTTATGAGTGTAGACATACTTGTCGCTAAGCGTATGTTCTTTTAGTTTATAATACAAGTCATGTTGCTGATCATGAGTAAGTCCAGTGAATCCTCTAATAACACTCCAAGGGAAATACAACCCTTCCTTGTTGTTTATAGGATGAATTGTTACCAGATCTTTTCTGGGCGCTTGCTTTTCAAATGATGTCTGACCATCAATGTCTCTAAATTCCATCATAGTCTGTTCGTCACTGAAAACATTTTTATAATGCATCTTCTCTAACTTCATTTTTGCATTATACGTAACAGTCTTTGACTTTACCTTTCGGCAAACATCTTTTGTATCATCATCTAAGTCTTCCCATGCAGATTGGTGATCAGTAAAATAAGTGTCACCACCACTATCTGCTTTTTGATGCATATACATTGCAACAATGTCATCGTGGCCAGTTCTATTCATACCTGCACTATGCCATTCTAACTCACCATCATCCTTGCCTGCAAACAAACCATTCTGTCTTACCTTGACAAGTTCTCCAGTAGCAATGGTGCCTGTTACCTTTTTGTTTTGTTTTACAACATCACCTATCTTCTTGTAGAACTCTATCAGAGTTTGAGGAGCAAGAGGCACTTTATTTTTTATGATAACAGTTCTATACTCTCCAATCAATTCTCTAATTCTTGGAGCATCCGTATCATAATTTATGTCATTTACAATATAAGTCATTTTTTCTCCATCAATAGTTCAGCAGTATTATTTATAGGTGTCCAAGCTATATGCTGATAATCATTCTCTGTCATTCTATACAATTGATCGGGAGTATGCCATAGCTGAGGTAAGTATTTTTTATAATGATTAAACGCTTGAGTCTTTGCTTCTCTACTCATGAACGCACAATCAAAACCAAGTTGTTTAGCAACGATTAGTTGTTGATCGATCATCTGCAATGTTTCTTGTGACACTCTTGCTTTTTTATTTTCAAATCTATAGTTAGGAACTTTATAAAACCTATTTAAAATTCGACAATTGTTCTGCCAATATGGTCTCCATATTACTGAAGAAAATCCTCCGGCAAAAACTGATACTGCTTCCCACTCTTGTGTTTTTAATTGTTGATATGAATAATTAAGGCGTAGCTTGTCGTTTGGAAGATTACTTACCATTTCCTTTATTTGTTCTATACAATCGATAAAGTCTGGATGATCTCTAATAACCGTTTTCATTTTTCTTCACGTGTTCAAAAAAAGGAGCAATCTTAAAGTTTTCTGTTAACCTACCTCTGTTAGGATTATCATGATCAATCACCCCATCGTCATTTGTCTGCCAATCAATAAGGCGAATAAGAACTGTACCAGCTCTAGTTTTATATGGAAACATCATAGACGTAAGAGCCTCCATTGTAGGTCCTGCCTTTACTACTCCAGCAGATGTTTGTATCATTTGATCTTTTGTAACGCCCAGTCTATACTCAGCCATATCAATTAACTCTTCCATGGTATGAGAACAATCTTCCATATACCGCCCGATGGCACCAACGCTTTTCATTCTTAATACTGGAGTAATTTTATTGTAAGGTTTAGTTGTATCGAAGTTTATACCATGAGCAATTGCTCTTTCTGCAAACAGCTCTATCTGTCTTAACATGGTAAACTCATTAACTCCTTTTGCAATAATTGTTCCGGTATTAACAGGAAGTCTTTGTTCAAATATATTGTCCAGAGCTCTTACTTTTACTGTTGCCCATTTGCCATTATCAAGCTCCTTGTATACCAAATCATCATCTGCTCCATTCATACTATGAAGCAACAACCTTAGACCAGAATCTTTCAATTGTTTGACGTAAGATTTGTTTGCTAGCTTTAAACCATTAGTTGTTAGACTAGGTCTATGGCCAAGAGACTTTACCATATAAATTATCTCACATATATCTTCTCTCATTGTGGGCTCAGCACCAATTAATCTAATGTAAGTTCTAAATGGAAGTTTTTTAAGAAAGTCGTATAGATTGCTTGTTGGTAGATCGGGAACATCTCTATTGGGAATGTAGCAGTTAGCACATTCCATGTTACATCTGTGAGTTAAATCAACTACAATGTTTGAGAACGTATTGTTCTCTGGATCGAGTTCATAATAATTCATATTGTTACCCTCGTTATGGACGTTTTGCCCTCGTCCGCACACTACTATTTATTGCATAATATTTTTACATTATCTACCAGTTTAATTCGTAACCTATCACAGCACCTACTGTATCTTTGCCTTCTAATGCAGGTGCTACAAAAAAGTTTTTGTATGTTCCTCTCACATAAGGAATAACATCTGCTTGAGGATAGCCTGTGACTGCTCCTGCCTCCAAACCAAAGCCGTTGTATTCCCAACGTTTGCCAGCATAGGTGCTTATGTTACTTTCTGAGTTGTAGTATACACCCGCAATATAGTTTTGCTCATTATATCTTATGTGCGGGTGTATGCTATTGTAGTCGCCTTGTAATCCTAAGTGTAGGCTAAATGCCAACGCTAATTCAATCAATTACACACTCCTCATATTTGCAAGGATTTAACATTTGATCCCATTTGGGGCCAACACTTTCCCAATACACTTTACTCGTTCCACCATATGAAAAAATAGTGTATAATAAGAACATCAGTCCCACTACCATTATAATACTAATCTTCCACATCGCGATTGTCCCATGGTGCGTTTTCGTAACAGCCTGCTGGCAGTTTATCTTTGTAACTTACGCCTGCTTTGAATCCATTTTGAGTTTGTTCTAGGTATGCACTCTCAAACGGCATATCTCTTGGCTTGCCCCAGCAACGATTTAAGCTTTGGCCTGGAACTCTGTATCTGGGATTGTGTTTTAGAAAGTCTCTTAGCTCTGCCAACTCAGCTGCTTGTATCTTCATACGTACCTTCATAGCGCAACTTGCTATCTTCGTAAAGTCGATAGTGTCGAACTTATCAATTGAGTAGTTATGATCAGATAGACATTTCTTCAATCCGTTGTTATATGTCTCTTCTGCGTTTGCGTGGTTAAATGTAAAGAAAACTAAACAGCCAATTACTAAACACCGTAATACATTTTTCATTATGTGTTATTATTTCATCTCCTAATTTGCTAGTGGATTATCCAATGCTCGCTGCAGCTTCGTATTCAATGCGTCTTGCAGTTCTCTCATTTCACGAGCAATCTTTGCTTCTAGGTCAGTCATACGCTGGCCACTAGACTCACGCAGATCTGTTGCTTTAGTATCGTATTGATTCTGTAGTGCATCTCTCTTATTATCAAAACGCTCTTCAGCATTCTGAATAATCTGTCTGATGTCTGCTTCTGTCTCTCGTACCAACTTCTCTACTCTACGAGTCTGATCTTCAAGGTAACCAATCTGTGAGTTGGTGTCTACTTTGTTCTCGCGGTTGCGGGTGTTTGCATCATCTAACTGCTTTTGTATAGCAATAAGCTGAATAGTGATTTCTTTATTTACATTTTCAAGTGACGCTTCTATCTGTTGATTGCGTGTTTCAATTACATCAACATCAATGTTTTGAACAATCTCTTTCATACCCATGTAGTCGTCATACACTTGGAAAGCACCGTACAGACCACCGACGATTGAACTGAGCAACGCAAACAGCATACCAATAGTTGTTGGTGTCATTGTGATACCAAACAACTTCATTTTAGTGTTCTTGAGATTTTCTACTTCTTGTTCAAAATTCTCTATGCCTTCGCCAAGATCTTTATCGGCCATCTAAACTTCTCCTAGTTTTCAAACTGTGCTGTACTAGACTCATTCAAACGCCTAAGAGCCTCTAACTCTTGTTGCAGCTTTAAAACTTCTAGTCGCTTTTTCCTCAGCTCTAATTGATATAAACTGTTACAGTTAATTCTTTCTTTGGGTTTGTCCAATGGAATAACAATACGTGCATACACACCCACATCTTTTTCGCTATTGCCATAATCAGGAGATCCAAACGGACTTGCATAATTATCAATGATACCAGTAAGACCAAATTCAAGTTGTGTCGCGCCACCGATAGAGTTCTTACAATCTATGTCCCCAGCTCTAATGCTGTCTGATCCATATGAACTACCAGCTCCTGGCAGCGACAATCCAATTCCTGCATTATCAGCTAATCCTTGAATTGGGAATAACATAACACATGCTATAATATATTTTTTCATTCGCCTGGCCCCCCTACCTTAGAACAAATCTTAGATGAGATCGCTGTCCGATTAACAACCGATTTGCGTAATTTTGATACAGAGCATATGTAAGTAACTTTGTCCTTATTAATGTCTTGAACGTAAATATCAAACGTCACTGCGCTCAGGTATGGAATTTTATAAACTTTGTAACTGGAAACGAACCGAATGGGTTTCCAATCTTTAGTGAAAACTCCAATTTCATAGTACTCAATCTCCGGTCTTTTATTGAATACTGTTAAGGAAGTCTTATGCAGACCTTCCATATAAGATGGTGCCAACTTGGGATATGTTGGCACCATCTCATGTGCATTTACAGGAGAACAAACAATACACACTAGCATAAACAAGACATAACGTAACATAAGTAATCCTTACTTCGCGATACAGGAAGCCTCTACAAGTGCTGTATAGTTGCCTCCAGGGAACGCTTTAGAACCACCCATTGTGGCTGTTGAAGAAGTTTCAAACCATGTTGATCCAGTAGCAGTAAGATCATAGCGATCTGTCATTCCTGTTTCAATTTTATTGGTTTCGTACGATCCCATCCCCGTTGCATCTGACAATGTCTTGACGGATGTGTCCCCAGCCCAGGTAACAAGGTCTGGAAGGTTAGGTGCAGATGAAAAGCTACTGGGCGCAGTAATATCCACGTAGTATGCGTTTGCTAGAGTCACATCTACTCGGATAATTGGAAGTGCTCCACCATCGGCTGGTGTTGTGGATAGTGTATAAGCATTAGGGTTTCCGTAGATCCCAGGTTGGTCTGTTTGAATAATACAGCGACTTTGTACGGTACCATTAATAGGTGTGTCTTGTGCTTGCGAGATACCTGGTTGTACCAGAAGTGGTACAAGGAGTACTGCAAGCGCACCTCTTTTTAAAGTTAACATTTTATTCTCCTTAGTTTTCGTTTAGGGTATATTGCATATCAATCATTTGCTTGTGTAACAACTGCTGAGCTAATCCATTACGTAAACCATTCTTTGCATCAGGAATTTTTGTATCTACTAATGATACACTTTCATTGTATTGTCCACCTGGAATACTAGCTATCAAATATGTTGAAGCGATTGCGGTTTGAGCAACCTCATTCATTAACTGTATTCTTTGATTCTCCGCTAACAACGCATTTGTGTCGATAGCAGACATTGCCTTTTCCAGTCTGTATTTTCTCTTCAGTTCTTCTTCTTCTTCTTTTTTCTTCTTTTCAGATTCTTCTAAATTCTCTACATCTTGCTCTAAAGAAACCTTGCGGTCAAGCTCAATGTTCTCATCTTTGGTTGCATCATATACATCATCCAGACTAACCTGGGGGATGTCTGGCACCGGCGTCACATATCCAGGACAGTTCGGATCAAACTGTGGATCATAACAAGGGGTAACCTTGTAGGTATATATCACACTCGCATCGTAAACTGAACCATTTCCTTGCACATCAATACTACCAGGTCCCCATAGCTCTCTAGGCAGATCACCCACAGCAACAACTTTATTAATCTGCGTGCCAGCTATTGATCCTGGCTTCCAATCATCTCGCTGTCTAAAGATATATCCAGTCCCATCCGCGTTCTCGTTTTGGACATAAACTGTAACCCATTCACCCGTTTCTTTTTGAATTCTATAACTGTATATTACATTCTGAATATCCAACCCAGCAGGATCTGGTAACACGCCGCCCATAGACCAGCTTAAAGACTGATCTGTTATAGCGTTTCCAGTATACCCGAAGTACGGTGCTATGCTATCAGAGTAGCAGTAGGAAGGCCAAAACGCCAGCGCCGACAACAGGAGCAGCTTTTTCTGCATCTATAGGTCCCATTAGTTTGAGTTCTTTTTCAGTCTCTTCAACATGAGTTTCCCAACCCAGCTTAGCCGCTTCACCAATTAAACCTTGATATGGACAAGGTGTTCCTGCGTTCATCATTGCCTTAAAGACGTTTTCATCTTGACACATAGTTGAAACTGCGGCCACCTTCATGCCCATATCGTAGAGCACTTTTGCATTTTTCAATCGCTGACAATTCTCTTCAGTGAATGTACCACCCGCCGAGATACCTAAGATCTGTGTTTGTACAGATGCTGAAGCACCAATTGTACATAAGTCACTATTATTCCCAGAACTAAACTGTGGTGATATTGCGGATGGGGGTGGCTGCTTAATAGTTGTTGTCATTTGTCCACTGGTAGTGATATTACTATCATTGCCTGACAAAGTACACACATACCCTTCAGGACATTCAACATCTTGAGCATGTGCTGATGTTGCGAGTGCCGCAACTATCAACATACCAAAGAACATCACTACAACTAGCCAAATAATTTTATGCAACATGTTAAACTCCATTCATCAGTCCTATTTATAAAGATTCCTTTTTGGACCCATACTGGTGGCATTTGAGATCAATAATCTCATATCGTTCCAGTATAGAAGTATTCTCGTATAGTGAATTTACTTTTTGAACCACCACGTTCATACATTGCTGTTCTGTTTCGAATTTTACTTTACCCTCAACTACTTCGCAGGTCTCATATGAATGGGGTTGTCCAATAAGACATACGTATATTGCTGCTGTGAATATCATTATAGTTTCTCTCTAAATAATGTGCCCGTATTATTTAGTCAAGAATAAAGGCCGCACAAATCGACCTTTTAGTGTTGTATTTGCCTAATCAATATTAGCTCTATCTAACCGTCTAAATATTTCTTCAATGTCCTTCAAGACATTGTGGATGCGTTTATCATCATCTATCTGTGTGTTGTTAACTTCACGTTCTATCTTGTCAAGTCTGCTGTAGATATCTGAAACTTTGTTTGACAGGTTACGCATCTGTTCAAGTGTGTCTCTCAGTGCGTAGATTTGATCTCTTAATGTGTCCATCTGTCCACGTGTAACTGAGTCATTTTTCTGACGCTCTAATGATCCTACAATTCCGTTTACTTCAGCACTGATTGACTGTAAATCTAATAGTTGCTTGTTGATGTCTTTTTGGGATTGTGCAATAGAATCTATCCTTGCGTGAGCATCTGCTGATGTCTGTATAGACTGTTCAAGCGAAGTTTGTAGATCACTGGTGATTCTAAGACCTCCGTACAACACCCCAATCAAAGGCAAGACTGCTGTGATATATCCTATCCATTTCCACATTTTATAATTCTCCTTAAAAACAAAAAAGTCGGGCTAACCATGGCCCGACACGTGCTTATTACGTAGCAACCCGATACTTTTATTTATACGTATTAGAATGCGAAAGATGCACCCATTTTTACGTTGCCAAACTCAAAGTCAGAGTCTGTAGATACTTCACCATATGCGGTCAAGCCTGTTGCGCCAATGGCATACTCAGCTGAGAAGTCCAGACCCTTAAAGGTGTCATCACCATTGAGGTTCATCAGATCGAATGTGGATCCCACGGTTACTTCTGCGCCCATAAGACCCAAGCCAACTTCAGGAGTTGCTTCAAGTGCCCAAAGCTCTGTGCCAGTGGTGTAGTTCATATCTACTTCACCACCTACTGTAAGACCATTACCAAGGTCTACTGCTGATGCTTGTGTTGCAACCAAGAGAGTTGCTGCTGTTGCGAATACTGCGAGTTTCATTTTACTTTTTCCTAGATTGAGTTAAACATTATAAAAGTGCCACATTTTCTGTTGCTAAGCAAGTGGCCAGCTCCCTGTGTTTAGGCTGCTAGAGCCAAACCAGATGGTGCAAAGTTATTGTTTGCAGTTAGTTTGTTTGATCTATACGCGATCATCCGGTAAACTCCACTTCATCTTCACACCTGTCGATCCTATTTCAGCCCCATCAAAAGTACACTTTATATTGAGAGGTTCTTACGGCTTCAGCGCTGCCTCGTAGTGTACTTATGGTGGAGCTGCTGGGTACCGCCCCCAGGTCCAGTATGTGTCCACGTTGCTTCAACGTTTACTAGCTTACTTATACATCCTCTTTAATTTAAAGGCAACAAGGTTTAAACATTTGTACAGAGTAGGACCTAAAAGGCACAGTGCATAATACATTCCAAGTATTATCAAATACTCTGTAAACACATTCCCTTGTGTACGTAACACTCCACTGAATATACTACTATGGATTGCGGTGTATAGTAATACAAGAAAATATGAAAAGAATGGCCCCAAAGCCAGCATTAGCAATTTCATTAAAAAGGTGGCTCCTCACCCTCATACGAAGGCATCCATCCCATGGATATACCAGTGCGTACAGCGCGCTCATGGGGAGTTTCTTCTTCAGGCCACACAATATCTGACTGTGAACCATAAATTGCTATTCTGTCATCTGATGATAGAACGCCATGCTTAAGCATCCAGCACTCAAGGTCAATAGGTATCTCTTCAGTTGCTTGCATCCCAATCTCCATCCCATGTATAAAATAAATGATTACCAATCACTTTAGACAGATCAACATATTCTGCCCAGCTAGGATTGACGTAGTTCGCATGATAGTATACAGCACCCATGGTAGGGTCGACAACATTTCCTATCATGACATCGCGCGCAATTACCTTAGCTGCGTTCCACGCTTTGTATTCTTGTGGAGTCTGCTGTTTAATTAGATGAGTCCAGCTAAACTGCTTAGGTTGATAAACAACCTCACAAACCGTTGAAGGCCATTTTTTATGGGCCACACGATTCATAGTAACATGAGCAACTGCAATTTGACCTTCTACACGTTCACCTCTAGCCTCATGATAGATGTTCAAAGCAAGGCATTCATGCTGCTTTGAATCAACGGTAGGAGGAGCCATCATAGCTGCCGCAACAACGCTTGCTGCAATAGACATAGTGATTAATCCACTTATTATGTTAGTTGTTCTGCTCATACTTATACATACCTCACTTTGATATTGAAGTCAACAGCTAATATTTATAAATACGATAATAAAACAATAATAATTGGGAACCAACCTATGTATGAATATAGAGCAAGGATTAACAGAGTCGTAGATGGCGATACCGTTGATGTTGATATTGAACTTGGATTTGGAGTTGTCTTATCAGACGAGCGAGTCCGTATTATGGGTATTGATACACCCGAATCCCGTACAAGCGATAAAGTAGAAAAGTTGTTTGGAAAAGCTGCTAAGGCTAAACTTCAAGAACTGTTGGGCGATGTCTCTATTCTAAAGACCCAGATCGCTAAAGACGGTGAAGATATGAAAGGTAAGTTTGGCCGAGTTCTTGGTGACTTTGTTACAGAAGATGGTCGAATGGTAACAGAAGTAATGGCAGAGACCGGCCATTGCGTGCCGTACATGGGTGGTTCGAAAGAAGATACACAGGCAGGCCACCAAGCTAATAGAGAGCGTCTATTGGCCGAAGGTGTGGTGTCACAAGAGGATTATAAAAAGGCTTGGGAGAAAATGAATGGCTGATAATCAACAACCAATAGACATGCCAGAAGGTAAAATGGAAATGTCCCTCAGAGTTCTGGGCAATGAGCTTATTGGAATCAAGATGACTGTAGATGACTTCAAAATGAAGTGGATGGCTTTTGGAGTAATTGCAATCGTTGTAGTAACAGCAGCAGTTTCTACCTTTGGTCCATCAATAGCGGGGTTACTCGATAATGGCTAATAAGAAAAACACTTTTGGTATTGAACAACGAACACTAGACGGAATGAAAGCTGCTGACCTTGATGGCAACGGCGATGTTACTCATGAAGAGCTAGAGCTACAGCGTAAGATTTTAGAGATTCAAGACGAAGATGCTATGCGTGATGCACAGCGGAAGATGGCATGGTTTGCCTTGTTTGGAATGCTGCTGTATCCATTTGCTGTTGTTCTAGCAGTGCTGCTTGGACTGGGCGAAGCGTCGAAGATACTTGGAAGCATGGCTTCTGTATACTTTGTCTCTGTCGCAGCAATCGTAGCAGCGTTCTTTGGTGGCCAAGCGATCAAAGGTAAGGGTACGCCTGATAAGAAGTAGTGCGGAACGTATATTCTAGTTCACTAATCAGATCTTTTAAGTCATCTCGATTAGCTTGATATAGAAATCCAATTCCCCCAGCAGCTTTCCACTTTTGAATGTTGCTGGGGTTATCATCTACAAGGATGTTAGGCGAACCATCAACAATGTCATTTACACTCCTAAAATTCGACGTACGGTTGTCGGATCATCCGACATAACATTACCACCAGCATTCATATGCTCAACAATCTGCTCAAAGTAGAACTGAGCATCAGACTCGTCCTCCATTAGCTGAGCAGCTGTACGAAAGAAGTTACGCAACTTCATATCCTGCATGCCATCGTTAGCTGCAGCCTTGTGTGTCTTACCTGATCGTTGATTACTCATGATGTATACTCCTTACTAACTTCGCTTGCATCCCAAACATAGGGATGATACTTCAAATTATCAACAACGACAACATCGCTATCACCAACCTCGGTCCAGACTCTATCATCCATCCACTTGTGGTAATAAGCAGGTCCACCCCAGACTCTTCGAGCCCGTTGGTAAGTTGCCTCATCCATTCCTACGTAGTGCACGGTTCGCAAAAGTTTTCCTCCACAGACTTAATATGTTTACATTTCTTGAATGCGGGACAGTCACAATAGAAACCCCTGTCCGACAATTCAATATTATACATGTTATTCTTAGAACCAGCAACAGTCCATTTGAACCCTATTGCCCAATGACCTTTAGTGTTGATCTCATCAGACTTATGATAAAACTTAGACTTCATTAGGCTGCTTGATCAGCCATGTTGTCATCAACTTCACCAAACTCGATATACTCTCTAACCAAGCCTTCGATAAAATCATCAAGGTCAAAATGCAATTCACCAAGATCTGCTTCTTTAACACCGATGTGTACATCAGCATCAACAAAGTTCCAATTAAAACCTTCCCAAGGATTGTTTTTGCAATCAGCATTTTCAGGGTTAGCTACAGCCTTACGGAAGATTGCGATTACTTTGTCTTCGATCATCATTTCGTTTGTATAAGCCATTATAGTTCTCCTTTTGTTATATTAGTTATAACATATAAAAGAACAAAGGTCAACAACTAAATTTAACTTTTTTGATCATCTATTACATATGCCCCTTCAGGTAATTGAAAAGACTTCATTAGTTGAAGATACATTTCTGGGGATAATACAATAACGTCAAACCAATCTTTCTTTTCATTCCACTGGCGAATATAGCAAACTTCGTCATAGAGCAGAGCAGAGACATCTTCATGATATCCCTCTCTGTCCATAATAGTCAGTAAAGTTTCGTCGTGATCAAACTCTACTGTAATCATTTGTTTCGACGCTGACGACGAAGTCGTGCAAATATGTTCTCTGTCCGTTGCCGAATTACAGAATTGATTCTTTTGCGTTTCAATCTAGCTGCAGTAGACTTTGCTAGTCTTATTGCTCTATCCATATTTTTTGTCATGTCCTTTACCATCACCATAATCTCCATCATACATGCTAAGAGTTTCTGCTTCGTAACTTAGATACTGACCAATACGAGTACCAGGCTTAATACGCATTGGACCCACACCTACATGCATAACACCAGCCATCACACCAGAGTATCCAGCATCATACAAACCAGAGGTGAGGAACACGCCATTGCGGTTAAGAGTAGAACGTGTGATGACCCAACCTGCTTCACCACTTGCAACTGTCACTTTGTTTTCCATAATGACTTCATAGTCTCCTGGAATAAGATGATAGTATCCATCAGATCCAACATGCATCTCATCAGACCCACGATGAACTTTTTGATCTTCATCAATAATGAATTCGGTGCCCTTGATCTTGAAGATCTTACCTACACGTAAGTCAACAGCGTTCGGCTGAACATCTCCATCCTTAACAGCAGTTAAACTAGAATTGTTTTGCTTACTTGCAATATTAATCATGCTCATAGTTTGCGCTCTCCCATGCATTTAGAATATTATTAAAACCCATTATGACCCAATCATATGGTGTATCATATTGGAGGTCAACCCAATTGCGTAGCTCCTGCCACTGCTCTTCGGTTAGATCATCAGTATCATCTACCCCATAATGTTCTTGAACGGTATCCATTGCCCACTCGGTGAGAGTGTGCTCAATGTTATCAACCCACTTGTGTAGCTTTGGTACATCAAACTCAGACATTAGTTTCCTCCAGATCCAAAGCATGGCATAAGAATAGACTGTACGCAATTACTAGAATACGCTTCTGGGTCGATTGCAAATGCTAAAAATAATGGGACTGCGCTAAGTATTAGGATGATCGTAAGAAACGATAGCGGAAGTCCTCGAAATAGTTTAGTAGACTTGCTCATGATTGTGCCTCCCATTTACCTTCAACAACCCAAGAAGGGCGCGCGGCCCTCTCGGACAGCATCAAGTTCTGCTTCCTCTAGATCCAATGCATATAACATTAATACACAATAGTGCATAGCCTTCATAATGTCCTTACGATTCTTACCACCTTTCTTACCGTACCGAGCAAGATACTTAATCGCTGTATCACGAGACGTAGTCTCCAGCGAACCTAAGGAACGCCAGAAGTCTACAGTCTGAACATCACCATCACCAACATAGTGTTGGCCATACGTTCCATCAATATACTCTTGCAAAGCTGCCATAGCTTTGTCTTCATTATATTTGTATTTAATTGTCATAGTACACTCCTGAATCAGCTGGTAATTGATCATCGATATGCCGGCAATTATACATTGCTTTGGCAATCTTGGCAACGTCTGCTGAGTTGTGATCGAAATCTACCTCAATCTCATTCTTACCAGCAATCAATCCAGTTGGAGAATTATCAAATTGAATATCACACATACCAGCCCACACAGCTGCAGAGCTATCCCAAGAGTCAATCGCCCACAGATACTCTTCCACTAGACTACATTCGTTAGGACCATCAACCATACCCAGGAAGTGAATCTTCTTATTGTTACCTTTGATTGCATCTAGGATACCACGCTCGTGGAGCTCACGCATAAACTTCCAACGAGACATGAATCGTTGTAGCTTATTGTCTTTTTCAACACCATACGCAATTGGGACGGCTAGAATAGAGACACCAATATAATCTACATGCTCGGACTGAGCTGCCCACTCGAACGCACGAATGAGATCTTCGAGGTCTCCCTCTTCCGATTGAGGAACAAAGAATGTTCCAAACCCAGCCTCTCGTAGCTCTGGCGCCATCTCAATAGCTTTATCAATAGTTACTTGAGAGGGTTGGCCTGGATAGTCGGACATCACAATGTAGTCAGCTCCGACTTTGGTTCCCATTTCAATTAGCTTATCGGATGGATACATTTCACGACCCTGCTTGTACATCTCGAAGGCAGAGTTATCCATAATGTTAACATAAGGACTAAGCCCACGAGACAAGTCGCGATCAGCATACCAACTGGCATACGTCTCGTCTTGCTCGATCAAGTGTGCTAATGTTAAGTGAAAAGGTCGACCTGCTGCAAACAAGTCTAAGTACGCGGTTGGCGTAATGTGCGCAAATTCAGTCATGATATCTCCATAGTTTAAGGTATAGGCAGATTAATCGTCTGCCTATATTATACTTCAAATCAGTTTAAAAGTCTACTGGGCTTGATGAATGTGATGAGGAGGAACTCGATGTGCTGCTTTACCAGTTTCGACATGAGCATAAGACCGACCGCCCATTGACTTCATGCCTTTATAAGTACCAGTAACTTTTTCGCCTGTTCTCTGATGCGTGAAAGATACTTCTTTGCCCTTCATAGGCTTGAGTTTAGCCTTAGCGGCCTTAACTGCATCTTCCTGCAGTGAGTGGTTTTGAAATGATTGCATCTTTAAGATCCCATAAGATTAAGTGTATATACAGTCTTATTTATACATCTTCATATCGCGAAACGGAACCGTTCTCACCATCTTCTGATACTTCTATTTCAATGGATCGTCCAGGATACTTAGCATTGATAAGTTCTGCAAGCTCGTCTGAAACCATCTCACAAGATCTGTAGTCAAGTGTGAGTGTTCCGTCAGAATATAGACGCTCAAGCCAACGCTTAAACTGAATAAACTCAATGTCACGATCATCATGAAAAACCTCAATACCCACCCGAAAATGGAAAATGTGCCGATGAGGATAGCCCAGAAAGCTAACATCATCCCAACCACCAGTAGCAAGTTTAGGATCATCTAATGCTGCAGGATACTTATGTATCCCCTCCTTTTTGAATGTTACCCATATTTGATTAAATACTTTTTTCATTAGCGAATTGCCTCGTATCGGTTACGTTTTACTGAATGTTCATAGGGGTTCATGTCGATATTATACTTTGGTCTTGTATAACGAATCAACGCACCCTCTTCAATTTCAATTTGCTGTTTAGTGCATTCTTTAGGTTCTTGAGCCCAACGAACGGTCCAATCTTGACCAATGGTAATCAGAGCTTCTCGGAACAAGGTAGAACTATATCCCTTCTCCTTCCACTGTCTATGATTCTCTTCAAGACCACCTAAATACCATTTAGACGTTGATCCCTGATAGACCACCTCATTTCCATCTAACCATTCATAGATTCCATACTTATACGCCATAACCCTGGCCTTTCATAATAAAGTTATTCATAGCAAGAATCATACGATCTTTCTTCATGTAAGACAACTGATTAATCAATGTGTAATTGGGTGCGCGCGCATTTTCAATCAATGCTTTACAATACGCTTCACACTCATCGCGATCCATAGTTTGGATTGCAGAATAGAATTCAAGCTGCTGTTGTTCTTTGATCTTAGCGTTTTTCATTATATATAATAAATCCCATACTGTTTTTTTGCTTTGGTAGTATTCAGCTTCGGCATTTCAATTAACTCTACTCCCGCAGTTTCATACATTTCCTTCCAACAGTCAACGCCAAAAACGAAGTCCTTTTGAAAATGCTTCAATCGCATATTCTCATCTGCTGTTGTGATGGTTGTTACTAGATTGGTGAACCACATATCAATATAATCCTGAAAGGATAATGTGTGTGGTAAACAGAGAATGTGCTCAGCAACATTCTTATGAGTGATGGGATGCTCGACAGCAGTTCTTTGACCGCCTACCGGTTTGATCCCTTTCTTTTTATTGATAATAGTTTCTAAAGCTGCTTTACTAACAAGGCCTGTCTTATTGCCTCGGAATCCTGCTTCTGTAAGCATACCTTCTATTTGCCTGCGGGCTCTTGACTTTTGAGTCTTTGATAAGCTATTCCAGTTTTCTTTCACCTGGACATATACACCATATGCCAACTCGTAGTTAAATTTTACGTCTTCGAAAGTTATCTTCGCCATAGGTCACTACTCCATTTTTGATATACCTATAGGTATACCATACAGTCGAATAGAAGTCAACAGTTAATTAATTAAACACCAAAACTTTCTCCACAACCACAGTTAGCGGTTGCGTTGGGGTTGATTACTTTAAGGTAGGACCCACCCAACTCTTTCACATAATCAATTGTGCATCCAAAGATAAACATCTCAGCCATAGGATCAAGCCATAGGTTGTCTATGGTAGGTTCTTTATCAGTAGTGCCCCACACATACTGAAAACCAGCACATCCCCCGCCTTTGACAGCGAGGGACACATTTGGATCACCAACTTCCAGCATGTATTGCTTTGCTGATTCAGTTAAAGTAATCATTTTAGATACTTGTTTACCATCTCTAGTAGATCATCATATTTAGCTACTTCATCGAGTTCTTTTTCAATCTCCTCAATGATATCACCATTGTTACCAACTCCAACTGGATTGTTAAGCAACACTTCTACATTTGCTAAGTGTTTATCAACATGACCCTTTGCATGTGATACGAAGCATTCTAATAGGCGTTCTTTCATTGATCTTCCTTCCGTTTATCTACAACTTCTTCCAACACACCTAGGACTTCTGCTAGGATAATGAATACACCACCCCATAGTAGGCTACCATAGATGAAAGCAGCACCAGCAACAAAGCGCAGGCCACTCTTAACAAAACTTACATTCATGTGATTCATTATACACGATTCCCCGCGAACTGTTGTTGCATTTTAATATAGTCAAGGAATTCATTCTTGACAGATGGATTAAAGAACTGACCACGCAGCTCACACGTTTGAGTCAATGAGCTATGAGCCATGATACCACGGTTCTCACAACATCCATGAGTCCCTTGAATATATACAGCCAAGTCTTTTGCGCCTGTATGTGCTGCAATCTCATTAGCAATGTCTTGCGTAAGCTCTTCTTGCAGAGTCCCACGACGTGCACAGTGCTGAGCTATACGAGTGTATTTAGACAAACCAATTACTTTAACACTAGGAATCAGACCAATATATGCTACACCTGATACCGGCTGGTGGTGATGTGAACACATAGACTTAATCTCAGAACGTACAACAATCATACCACCATAACGAGTATCAATATCGTCGTTGGGGAATGCTGTAACAGATGGCTGAGGGTCATAACGACCAGCCATAGTCTCGTTTACATACATCTTAGCCAGACGACGAGCTGTACCCATAGAGTTAGGATCTTCATTCTGATCAATAATCAAAGAGCTAAGGACACCACGAAACTTCTCTTCGAGCTCATCAATAAGCTCCCATTTCTCTTCTTCACTAATAAACTCCGCGATGTTGTCATTAGCCCAATAGCGAGCTCCTGCTTCATCAATGCGGTCCTTAATTACATCAGAAATGTTCATTTGTTTTCCTTTTACCATATTAATCTTTCTCCCAAGGAAATACTATCCAACGATCGTCGCTCAAAGTCAACGCTGCAGTTGCTGGATGTGTAGTTTCGAGCTTCTGGACTAGAGAGATAAACATTACATTGGATCGAGCTCCATGATATGCTTTACTAATCTCACTAAATGTACGCCCAGTATCATTGATATCATCCACAAAGACAACACGAGATCCTGTGTCAATCAATTGTTGAATGTAACTATTATGCTCACACTTATTGACGTCTCGCGTCTGCCATATAATCGTTTGCAGTGGTCGATCTAGGTGATGCGACAAGTGGAGAGCTGGAAGAAGACCTCCTCTTGTAATACCTACAATAACGTCAGGTTTAAACTTAGATACATCATGAACAAGATTCATGTTCATTGATTCTACATCATTGTAGTCCAAATAGATTTTATTTTTAAACTTCATTATGTACCAATCGCATTACCAAAGAGATACACATGCATGCGACCAGATACGTTATAGCCACGCTCAAATGCCATCTTAGCTACATCACCTGCTGTCTCTTCTTGCTCTTCGAGTCTGGCACCTGTTGGCATGATCCAGATTGGATACTTAACACCAGCATCACGGAACAATGTTACAACTTCATCTAGCTCGTCCCATTGATCTTGCTCAGGTCCTACAACAAACTTTAGTTGACCTTTATCAGACACATCGTAGTACGATTTAACAATCTCTGGCTTGATGGCTTTCTCACGTTTCTCGCCAGCTACAGTCCATAGCTTAGGTGATACAGAGAAGAATGCTTCTGGCTTAAACAGAGGTGACTTAACCAGCTTAACAAAGTCATCTGATAGACGCTGTGTACCATTAGTCTCCCATGTAATCGACGAAGGTAGGTTCTCTGCAGCGTTATAAGACGTCTCTGCAATAGGTCCACCAGGCATAATAGTCAATGCATCGTAGATGTCAAGGAAAGCCATCTGAGATAGTTTCATCAAAGGCTCACCACCAGTAATACACAAATGATTGTGATGACCAGACAAAGGATGACGGAACCAACCTTCTGGGTTGTGTTCATTCTTCATAATGTCTACGAGCTTCTGAGCCAACTCAGGTCCTGTAGCTTGACCCATCAAGTGCTTATACTTCTTAGACCAAGTATATGACGAGTCACACCCTTTCTCCCACACAGGAAGATCTTCAACACGTTCTACTTTAGATGCATCAAACTCTGCATAAGGCAACTCGTATGTCTCAGGCTTAGTCGGAAACTTCTGACCGAAGCCATCACATTGTAAGTTACACAAGAAGAATCTTATCCAGGCAGTAGGGACACCAGTGTAGTGTCCCTCACCTTGAATCGAATGGAAGATTTCACTATACGTGTATTTCCTATCCGTCATGCGTCTTCGCCTTTTCTACATTGTATCCATTACCATTAGGAAGCTCGGTCCAGATGATAGTATCACCTGGCTTCCAGTTCATAGTATCCAACAAATCGTCAGGAAACTCAAGGAATAATTCTCCACTTGAGTCTGCTTGAACAGTTAGAAACTTTTTATTGAGAATAGCTTTGACCATAATAACTCCTAAGCATTGTATGCAATGCCACTAGTGGCATTATAGATGGCGCTATTGGCTCCATGCTCTGCACATTCCACAGAGACAACCCAACAACGATTATCTGTCATTTCTCTTACTAATTTATCTGCAAAGTTGTATGCATGCTTAGCAAACATCTCTACACCCACACCATCTAGAATCGTAAGCTCGGCTAGTCCATTACTTGCTAGAAACTCAAACTTAGGAAGATGAGGATCTGTGCTATCCAATACTACCTTATGATCGAATGTATCTTCAAGCCAGGCTTTCAGAGGTTTCAACCCACCAAAGTCTACTACCCAATTGCGTTCATCCAGCTCAGCAGCTTGGAATGTAAACTTGAATGCTAGTGAATATCCATGCAAGAACTTGCAATGTGAATGAGCGTTTGGTTGTCTAAAACAAGCGCTGAGGCCAATATTATGGCCATATGTTTTTGTACTACAATAAGGCACTTTGAATGTTTCCTTCCAGTTTCTTAATTCCTAAAGCCCAGTTCTCTGCAGCATCTTCAACATAACTAATAGACTTGTTAGGAAAATCTTCTTCAAAGAACTTAACATCATTATCGTCAAAATACTTAATAAAGGCAACTTCTTCTTTGAAGTCCATCCAAACTTCAGCGTATCCCTTTCCAAAGTCTGACCAGTATGTTGAAATCTTCCTTTGACGACTTTCTGTGGACATTATACTACTCCTTTATGAAATTGGCAACAGGGGGATAGATGTTAGATATAGCATCTGCTACTGCTATCGCAATATCCATATGTTCCTTCTGTGTACCGTTAGCTGAACGAAGTTCGATATAATGAATCCATGATCTAATAGTACCATTCACATACAATCTAGAAACGGTATTGCCTTCTGGTAGAACAGCTCGAGCTTGTTCTTTAGCAATACCTGCTTCAATAGCCCAATCATAAGCATTCTTAGCTGCTTCGATTACTATTTGCTGATGGGCATGCCACGCTCTTTGAAGATGTTCATCATCTGTCTCAATAGAGTTCTGACGATTTTTCATATCTTGTAGACGGCATTCCCGAATTACAAAATCATTATTAAGATCGCGGACGTCAGCATACCGCTGAGAAAACTCTTGGAATGAGAATGATCGGTGGCGGAGGAGCTGCCGTGCAATATCTCTGGTTGTTTCGATTTCAATGCAG